GTGCCAATAGCATATAGTTAGTGCAAACGCCGTATTTATCGCATTTTTTAACACTCGAAAATTGAATATCTGAACTTGATGTCGCTTTTGTGTCGCTTATGTGTCGCGTTAAGCGGCTTTTTTTATGCCAAAATTTAAGCATAAGGAGGACGGCAATCTATGTTTTCAGATGAAATTTTAGAGAAGATTTTCGCACGGAAAGAATTGCAACGGTTGGACTTGCAAACACAGTCATCCGTAATTCACGCGATAGAAGAGGTTTTAAGTGAGGAGGCAGAAGATGATAAACAATCCTTATCAGCAGCAGATTAACAGCTATGTACCGCAGTATAACCCATATCAATACGCATCTATGTCGAATATGCAAAGGTATCAGGCACAGCCGGAACAGATGGTGCCGGCGCAGATGTCGGTAGCACCGCAGACAATAGGTATTAACGGCAGGGTTGTACAGAGCCTTGACAACATTAATGCCAATGAGGTGCCTATGGACGGTTCAATGGCATTTTTCCCAAAGCAGGATTTATCGGAAATTTACGTCAAAGGATGGAATGCAGACGGAACGATTAAGACAATCGTGTATACGCCCCATATAGACACAAAAAGTATTGACACGGTAAATTCTACGGCAAACACGGAAAAACTTAAATTTACCCTATCAGACGAAAGCACAGACCTATTTCTGAATAAGTTTAATGAACTCTCGGAGAAAATCGGGCAATTAGAAGATAGGTTTGATAAATCTTTAGCAGCTCAAAGGAAAAATTCAAGAACTCAAAGCAAAGGCGGTGAGGAAGAATGAACCCAATTAACATTTTTCAGATGATGAAAGCTGGCCCGAAACAGTTCATACAGCAGATGATGGGGAATAATCAGATGATGAGTAATCCTATCATGAAGAATGCTTTAGGGATGGTACAAAGCGGAAATATGAAAGGCGTAGAACAAATGGCGCGGAACTTATGCAAAGAAAAAGGCCTGAACGCGGACGAGGTATTTAATCAGGTAAAGGGTAAATTTGGCAATCAGTGACATCATTTTGATACTAATTCTTGCAAGGTTAAGTATATAAATTTTTTCGGAGGTAAAAATTATGTTTAATTCAAATTGTGCATCCGTACCTTTGGTCGCCAATATTGACGGTAACAACGGCAACGGCGGATGGACTGACGGCGGATGGCTCTGGTTCATAGTCGTAATATTTGCTATCTTTGGCGGTTGGGGCAATGGCTTCGGCGGTTTCGGTGGCAATGGCGGCAACGGATTAGGAGCAGAAATTCAGCGCGGTTTTGACAATTCCGCGGTTATCAGCAAACTTGACGGCATAACTAACGGCTTATGTGACGGCTTTTATGCTGCAAACAACAGTATGCTGACCGGTTTTAACGGCATAAACACAAACATTATGCAGACCGGATACGGTATTCAGCAGGCTATTAACGCCGATACGGTCGCTAATATGCAGAATACCAATGCTTTACAGTCACAGCTTGCAAATTGCTGCTGTGAAACCCGTGAGGCCATTCAGAATGTCAACTACAATATGGCAACCAACACTTGCGCATTGCAGAACACAATGAACAGCAACACAAGGGATATTATCGACACGCAGAACGCAGGCACAAGGGCAATCCTTGACTACTTATGCCAGGACAAGATAGCCACATTGCAGGCAGAAAACAACAGCTTAAGGCTTGCCGCATCACAGGATAGACAGAACGCACTTCTGACTACGGCTATGAACGCACAGGCAAGTCAGATTATCAACGCAGTTAATCCTCAGGCTATTCCGGCATATGTTGTTCCTAATCCTAACGCTTATGCTTACGGATGTGGATGCAATACCGGATGTGGATGTTAGCAACAGAATAATTGAGTATCTTAATTGAGTTCAACTCGATTATGTCTGCTTACGCAGTATTACTTGATGTTCCCGACACAAATGTCGGGAAGATAAAGGGCAGACTATAATGTTTGCCCTTAATTTTTTTGGAGGTAAAATTATGGCAGAATTTTCAACAGTTGCCGCACAGACTGTAGCGGCAAACAGTAATGTCTTATTCACAGACACAACATCTAGCTGCAACAGAGGTTGTATTACACATAGAGCCGGCAGCGGTCAGATACAGGTTAAAGGTGCGACTAACAGCTGTCGTGCAAAGTACAGAGTAGAGTTTTCCGGCAATATCGCGGTGCCTACCGGTGGAACGGCCGGGGCAATCTCTCTTGCGATTGCAATAAACGGAGAACCGGACTTGTCAACACTTGCGATTTCTACTCCGGCGGCAGTAGCAGAGTTTAACAATGTCGCTATGGCAACGGATGTATGGCTCCCTTGCGGATGTTGTGAGCAGGTGTCTGTTAAGAACACTTCAACGCAGGCGATCAGTGTTGCAAATGCCAACATCACGGTTAATCGCGTAGGTTAGGAGGTGGCAGTATGGACGTATCAAGAATGCACGATATGATAGAAAAACTTTCAGAGTGCGCTAAAGCTGAACTTGACAAGGGAACAGAGCACATTGACGCGGACGAAATGGGTAAAGTTACAGATATGCTCAAAGACCTTGCTGAAGCTATGTACTACCGTGTCCTTACAGAGGAAATGGAAGAAGACAGCGGCAGACATTTCTATGACGATTACCGCTATAAAACAACCGGAAGATTTGCGCCAAAGGGCAAAGGAACATATGTCGGCAGACACGGTTATGAAGAACCGCCTTATTGGCATATGACACCGGAGATGTACCGCGATATGGATAAATCCTATGGCAGAATGTACTTTACAGAGCCGGCAACAATGGATAGCGGAAGAACCGAAAGCTGATACGACACGGCAAAGAGACATTACACCGAAACGAGGGATATGCACCGTGAGAACACAAAGGAAGATAAAGAGCACAAGATGAAAGCACTTGATGAGTATATCAAGGAACTTGCCGGAGACATTACAGATATGATTGACGGTATGACAGCAGAAGAGAAAGCTTTGGCAAAATCTAAACTGTCAACATTAGTCACAAAGATGTAACTACAATGCCGTGGTAACGCGCATATTGACGTTATCACGGCGGTTTGTATGATGTTGGAGGAAATATATGGTAATTGAGATAAACGGCTCATTATGGCGAATACAAGCCGTAGACGGGCATAATAAATTATTAATCCGCAGTGACGGTGTATACACTTTGGGCGTGACGGACAACAATGTGAAAACAATATACATTAAGCAAGGATTGCCTGACTGTATGTTTGATAAAGTTTTGTGCCACGAACTCACACACGCATATGCTTTTGAGTACGGATATTTTCTCGACATCAAGACCGAGGAAATAGTCGCCGACTTTATGTCGCTGTATGGCAGACAGATTGTATATATGGCTGATGAAATTATGAGAAATGTACTAAGGAGGGCATTATGATTGACCTTAAGGCACTTTATGAAAGAGTGCAGAAAACTAATCCAGAAATCACTGAAAACAAAATTCGTGAAGAAATCGGGAAATCTGAATACGGAGCAAAAGCGCTCATTATATCCACGGCGGATAAAAAATAGTGTTGACAAATAGCAGATTGCACTGTATTATAATAGCAAATATTAATAGTATCCATTGTGGAATGTAAAGATTTACTTAAAACATATAATAAATAGACACATTATGGAAAAGTCATAGGCTATCTATGGCTTTTATTACTTTTCGGAGGTACGAATATATATGAAAGTGGTAAAATTAAAGACATTCCAACAAATGGCACATTTCAGAGACCATATGGCACCGTGCGGAGCAGATTGCTACCCCTTACCGCCATTCAGTACAGTATGTGGCCTGATACACAATTTATGCCAGTGGACATCCTATCACCCTTTAGACTTCTTTATTTCCGGCAAGGGAATTATGAACACCGAGGTCAGACGCGAATGGCAAGGCGGTTATCATTTTAAAACGGTAAATGCGGACGCAAAAAAGCGATGGGATGTAATTACGGATGACGAAAATGGCTCACATACCGGTTGGGTAGGAGCTATAAAAAATCATGCAATGCTTGCTGACCTTAATCTGACAATTTACATCAAGGCTGATGATGAGGATTTGAATGCAATATACAAAGCATTAACTAATCCACCGATTTATCCGTCATTGGGCGAATACGGCGATTTATGTGACATACAAAGTGTTGAGATAATCGACTTAACGGAGTATGACGAACCGCGAACCGGAGAATTATCAGAGCCGGCGTACATACCGGTAGGAAAATTCGGACGTAATTGTCTCGGTACGGTTTATTTATTGAATAACCGATACACCATTGTAAAAGAACGCAGGCGTTTTGAAAAGGTGCGATGCCTTTGGGCGGACAAAGGGCAGAAGATAGACAGCAAATTATTTGATGGCGATGCACCGATAGTATTTATAGAGTAAAAAATAAGGGATATGACAAAAGTCATATCCCTTTTAACATATAGAATTTTCCATTTTCAGCAAAGCCAACAGCATAGATGCTTTCATTAATTTGTGGCTCTCATATTCTCTCAATTCAAATGGCGGTTTCCCCTCTTCAACAAAATTGTAATCAATGTAAAGCGTCACACCTTTTGCTCTCATAGTAACGACATCTACTATCATATCGCCACCAAATTCAGCAATGTCATCCTCTAATTCCTTGATTAAATCTTCGCATTCGTAGGAAATCCTCTCCCCTTGATGATTTATTAATGGCATATATATCCTCCGTAAAATTTAAAATTTTTTCAGAAAATTTTCGGGTCAACTTTTTTGATACCCCCCTACCTTTCTATATAGCGCCCAAAAAACCGTTTTCAACATTTTTCCATTTTTGTGTGAAATTTCCGAAAATTTTTTTGACGGTTCTGAACAATTTCAGATTTTGGGTACACCAGTCCTACTGCCGACCAATAAAAAAACAGATACGCTGCTATTGCTCCCTGCGTGCAATTCGCCAATTCACGCGCTCCCATCTCGCAATGGCAATATCGGCATCACTCCGCGGGGGTTTCTTTAAGAAGTTGAAATATTCAATCCATGATATTATATCTGATTCTGTTCCGTTCGCATCGTAAAGAATCCAACATTCGTCTTGTGCGTATTCCGACGCCCAGGCGGTAACTGCCGTAACACCGCAATTCTTCACATATCCAACCAGTGCCAAGAGTTCCGCACCCTCTTCATAGTTTAATTTTTTTAAAAAATCAATGTCCATTATCACATCTGCCAACCTCCTTTTTGCACGGTTTTACACTCTTATTCAAAGTGTGTAAAAATATAATTATAAAATCATAATACCCCGGCGTGCCGGATATGTCAACACCACGGCGCGCGGAATAAGGGCGGTATGTACCGCCCTGCTGTTAATTGCTGTTGTTATAGCAGTTGTTTTTCTATTTCCGCGTTTGCCATTTCTTTTAAGCTGTCGACGTACACGGCGCACTCGTAATTGTCAGTAATTATCCACACGCAATCCCGACCGTTTCGGCATCCGTTCAACGTAATGGTGCTATCGTCTATCCATCGTTGAATGTCTTCATCATTGAGGGCATACGCATAATCTCCGAGTGCCTCCGTAATTGCTTTTCGTTCCTGCTCCGTGACCTCGCGGCCGTGATACCATTGCAACTCCATTTTTCGTTACCTCCTAAATTTAATTTATCCGCCCACCTTGGAGCGGTAACACCGCGCCCCGGAATTGAACCGGTGCGCATCCTCTGCGGCGGCTACTCTACATACTCCATACGTTCCCAACCGGCGCGGATAATCTCCTCGTCGTCAAGGTCGCCGGCGTTGTGTTTCAAAATATTAAAATATTCTACCCATGAAACGGTATCGATTGTTTCGCCGCCCTCATCGTAGAGTTTCCAATAATTATCCCGGACGAAATCCGCTATGTCTGATGCGTCCGCCGTGGCTCCGTCACTTTCGGCATATCCGGCAGCGGTTAAGAGTTCCGCACCCTGCTCATAGTTCAATTCCTTTAATTCTTCAATGTCAACTTTTGTCATATCTGTTGACCTCCTTTTTGTTTTATAATACCCCATAACGGGGTTAAAAGCAATCCGGGGAGTTGAACCCCGGACAATGGCCGCCCGGCTTGCCTTAATTATGCGAATTTTTCGACTTTTCGCCGTTTTCTTTCGTTCTCGGCGGCGCTGATACTTGAATCATCGAATACAACATTATACCCATCATTCATTAAAGCCTTTGCCATCTCAAACGGATTAATATCAGGGAAGTAACAGACATATTCAACGACGTTAAACCTTATCTGCCCATGCATCCCGCCCAATTTTTCCAAATCTTTTTTGTGAAAATTAAAAATTCTAGCTTCCTTTTCTTCTAAAGTTTCTATTATCATAATATATACCTCGCTTTCTTAATCAAGGAACTTCTCAAGTTCTTTATCTGTCATATTGTCAACTTTTCGGCGTGCCGCTATCGGTTCCATTCCCATTTCTGCGATAAAATAGGCGTATACGATAGCCTCGAACGTGTGCCGTTCGGGTTTGGCCTTATAGCCTTTGATACTTACAGATGCCGGTATACAGAAGAACATCACACCGTCCGGCGTATAATCTGGAACATATGAGGCCGGATATTCTCGGCCATCATCGCCGACGGCTATATATTCGCCGGCAGTATGTTTTTTGGCAATTTCCTCAAAACTAATTAAATCAACCATTTTATTTTACCTTTGCAGCTTTGCGGCTGCCCTTTCTTATTTGATAGCTTGATTATAGCGCACAAAAGCTATAATGTCAATAGCTTTTGCAAATATTTTTTGAAAAATTTATCTTGACATTTCGCGCTATAATCTATATAGTAGATTTAAAGATTTTCAACCGGAGCCGATCCGCTCCAGAATGGAGGTACATAATAATATGATGAAATATAAGATAGATATATTCGCAGCACTCAAGGCGCGCGGATATTCTCAATCGCAATTATTGAAGAACAAAACATTGTCAAGCAGGACGGCGGCACTAATCAGATCCGGCGAAATGGTAACGCCTGAGATAATCAACCGGATTTGTCTATTATTAAGATGCCAGCCGGGCGACATCTTGGAAGTCATCCCGACGGATGCCGAAAAAATCAAATATTTTTAAAAAATTAAAATAAGGTATTGACAGCATAGCGCAAGCGCGCTATAATGAATATATCAAATAAAGAAAGGGCGTTACAGTAACGCAAATGGTAAATAATCATGAATAAAGAGGAATTGAGATTTGATATTGAGAAGGCAAGAGCAACATTTGTTAAAGAGTGCATTTTCAATAATTGGGTAAGTGGCTATGACAAAATAATAAAGCATCTGCACGATGCCGTAGACACAGAAGATTTTATCAACAAAATTCTTGGAGACCCTGAATTGACAACAACTCAGGCATACGCCGAGGTTAGCAAGAAATTACGCCCGGATAGCCACTGGTACAGAGTCCGCGAAATGTTCGGTAATGTGATTAAGACGTCATCGGACGCCGGAAGTGTCAAAATTGGTGTTGATAATATGTCCGTCCTTGTTCCGAACGGATACGGCGACGGCATAACAAGAGTGGGCATCATTGAAAACGCCCGCGAGTTTAACGATGATATGATGACATTTTTTACAACAATTAGCGGCAAAGATATAATTATATATGATTATGACTGCGGAGATGTGGCAGCAACCACAATTTCCGGAAGATATGGTATATATTATTACAGCGGATTAGTAGCTTTTGTTAAGGTCGGAGAGGAGGCGGAATAAATGAACAAAGAGGACATGAAAAAATATAAACAGGTTACAGAAGTAACCCGCGAGGAATGTTACATGGGTACCAGAGAATGTAATTCATGTATGCACGAGTTCCCCGGACATTATGCCGTTGATTGTATGAAAACGGACGTAACACCGGACACGCCGAGCGTGTGCCTTGTGTGTAAAAAAACGGATAAATAAATAAGATTGAGCGCCTCCGGGCGCTCTTTTTTATTGCTCAAAAATGCCGTAAAATAAGGGGTTGCGCGGTTCTGTTTACATTCTGTTTACATTTTGTATACAAGTTGTATACAAAATGTTACAGAACTGTAACAAATTGTAACCTGAGATAAGACTTAGATTTAGATTTAGATTAGATATTAAAATATATATAATACTCCTTTACAGTCGTATTATATATGAGAGAGCGGGCGCGCGTGCGCGTAAATAAACCCTTTTCTTTTTTTTGTCAAGTGAAAATCAAAAAATATTCCCGACATTAATTTTTTATATTTACTTGATAAAATAAAATCTATGTGATATAGTTATAGTCGCTAACAAGAATAATATATATATCTTAACACATATGATCGCCGGAGCGATTCCGGCACACGACAAACAAACGATTGATGAATACACAGAGCGGAATAAGTCGCCTGATGTATTTTATTTTCGTTTGTTTTTTTAATTTCCAGGAAGGAGGCCCAACAGATGCCGAAAAAAACAACTTACATTCCGAGCAGGAACACAGAGAAAGCCGAGAACGGGACAGAATATTACGCAAGTAATATGTGCCGCCTTGCGGATGAATACGTTGATAACCTTCCGGACCCGGCAGCTATAACAGACAATACCACATTGTTTAGTGGTATGATAAAATATATCAATGTTAAATGGTTTAAATATAATAAACCAAACTATGACGACATTGATTTATTAAATAATATATGGGATATGTATACCGGATTATGTTACAAGTATAATAAATACCCAACAGTTATAGAGTTTAGTTTATTAATAGGTTTAAATAAAGATACTATTGATAAATGGAAAAATGAAGTAAGAAGAAATTATATATATTATGATAGTAATAATAATATAATAAAAGATATAGAAAGCTATAGATTAAATTATCCAGAGGCGGAAATAAGACAAGAATTAAGTACCTCTCACGCAAACGCGGTTAAAAGGTGGCTTGGCGAATGTGAAAATAACCTGATTCGAGGAGCGCAAGAAATAAACCGTATCGGTTGTATTTTTGCGTTGAAGGCAAACTACGGATACACCGAGACCGCGCCGGCAATCAAGGAAGGTCCGCAACGTGATAGCCTGACCGCCGCACAACTGCCGCAGCTTGGCACTTCTGGACAGCTTGAATTGTCCGACAATGAGACACAATAGGCAGTTGTGAACCATACACAATTTAGACACAATTCAGACCCTTAAAAAACCCTTTAAAACAAGGCTTTCCGGACACGGCAAACCTTAATAACGACACAAAATAAATATTTTGCGACATACTAAGTCATAAAGGCGTTGAATTGTATTAATTGTTTGAGAATGGCACACAATTTAGCCGCTAGGGGGTGGGGGTTTAGATAGATCCATTAAAAGGCTCTACTAAGTCTCTCATACTACCGCAAAAATAAAAAGGCTTTCCGGTAGTCCCATTCCAAAATATTCCAAAAAACAAAAAGGAGTAAATCAATGTTTTATAGCAGTTTGGCAGAAACGCAGAAATCTTATAGAGACCGTGTTAAGGATATTCTTAATAAAGACACCACCTTGCCGGCAAGCAAACGTGAAGTATTGCAGATATTTGATTACCTGGCAGAACAACACGCGGATGATGTTAGAGCCTGTAACATTCTTGATAAGGTTGTTAAGGCTAATGTCAGCCGCAGGAAATATGAAAAGATTATGCTTGCGGCGGCTAAAGAACTTATGAATAGGGGCATCGTTTAATGGCAAGACACGGCACTTTGACTGCCGGGATATGGGTTCAATTCCCATTGCTCCCGTTCGGGAAGAGGTTCAGAATGGACGGCTGAATGGCTCTTCCCCACATGACATATCTGTATTCCATATTTATCATGAACCCCCTTTCTCCGCTAGGACTATTCTGTTAAGAACCGTGAGAGGCGGTTCGGCGGGGTTTGTTCGGACAGAACATTAAGATGTCTGCTTGTGTGCGTATCCCACTGCACACAAACGGCATTGTGAAAATCAACCCGTGGTTTTATTTGTTTTCCACGTTCCGTGATAGGCGGATGACATATTACAACTCCTCTTAAAAGTATGTGGTATGCAGACGTACGGTTGTTTGCATACCGGCGCAAAACGTAGCTCAATTGGCAGAGCAAAGGTTTTTTCATCCTTTCTGACCTTGATTGCCGGTTCAAATCCGGTCGTTTTGCTTAAAACATGATTATCTCGGTGGAGATAGGTTTTTCAGCCTTGCCGAGACACGCGAGAAAACGAGATAGGCATAATCGGGATACCGGATATGCTAATATCTTCTGCTGTACTGTGAGGTACGGCAGGGAGACGGAAACCGTCAACAATGCTTGCGTGGTGTATCATCATAGAGAAGCCAAGGGCAGAGGACTTGTGGCTGTGAATAATAGACGCCTACGGTGTAGGAATAATCCGTTGAGGTTCGTGGAATGAGAGACCGCGGACAAATCACGGAAAATCTCAAATTAAGCAGTGTGCCTTGAAGCCGGAGAAATCCGGATATAACACAAGTAACTCGTTAAAGTAGCGGTACGGCACGATTTCATTCTAACAATGATCAAGCATGATAATATTCCGAAAGAACCGTGAAATTTGCGGGTATCAATCCCGCGTGTGCTTTGAAAACGGCAAGAAGCCTTAGGGTCGCTCTCAAAGGCTCGGACTTGTCGTCACAGTGGCAGAATATGGCTGTATGTATGGTGAATAAAGAGAAATCTTAATTATGTTTTAGTTTTTGGCACGGCAAGATAGGTATTGCAGTAGTAGGGACTTGCCGTTCCAAAATATGCAGATGTGGTGTAATGGTATCACAGTAGCTTGCTAAGCTATCCAACATAAAATGTTGTGTAGGTCCGAGTCCTACCATCTGCGCTAAAGGAGGCAGTTATATGCTCAAAAGATTGGCAAATTGGTATATCCGCAGGAAAACAAAGAATTTAACCCGAATTCCGCTTTTTACAATGACATTTAACTACCAGAAATACAAAGCAGAGGGCAAAAAGGACAGCTGCACATTTTATTGTCATCCTGATATTGTGAATGACGAGTATGTGAAAGAAAAGCTGTCTGATGTTGTTGATTATATCCGAGATAACTATGATTTGGATATATTTACAAGGATTTGAGGTGACGATATGAAAGATTGCTCAATTTGCAAATATTGTGATGAAGATTTTATTTTTGACGAAGAAATAGGAGAAGAATATCCGGTTTACAGTTGTCAAAAAGGAAACGACACATCGCTTGATTGTGAATGCAAGGATTTTAAGAAATACACGCCGCGAAAATATAAAGAGAAAGATACTGAATGCGATATATGCGAATACAAAGAAAAATGTGCAAAATATAGTTCCGGGATAGACTGTACAACCAGTGGAGATACAAAAACACATATTATTTATCCGCGAGATAAATGTGTTAAAAGGGCTTATGACTCTACGGGTCTTAATAATAAATTAGAGCATATGCAAATTGATATAAACCAATGGTTTCGGCTTGCTAATATGCCTACAGATGTGAAATAGAAAATGTAAAAAAGCAAAAGAACGAGGTGTTGAGATACCTAAAAATATAGCGGACTATTTCAAGAAATATGGAGTGTAATATGTGTGAATTTTGCGAGGAAAAATTTCCTATCACAACACATTATGGCAAATTTAAGATTGATAAGTTGGCAAATAAACCTGTAATTACATGCGATTTGAATAAATGCCCGCCCTTTGCGGTGTGCAGTAGTAAAGATATGAATGTTGAAATGGTAATGGAAATAGCTTATTGCCCTATCTGTGGTAGAAAGTTGGTGGAAAAATGAGTGATTTTTTGAAATTCTTTGATGATAAAGCAAAAGACTTTCCAATGCACCTTGAAATTACTTACAGCAAAATATGCGATTGGAATATTTTGATTTACAAAAAAGGCTGTGCTGAAGATTATCCTGAAGCTAGACATGACGGCGAAGATGTAATAATTGTCGATGAAAGTGATTGCGACATGGAACTCTGCTTTGCTAAAGCACATGTAGGGTTAAAAGAATGGCTTTTGGAATTCAATGGCGGATATTAAGGTGGTGGAAGAATGAAAAACGGATGTTACATAACCGACAAGGGCGTGAAATACGAGGTTTGCAATAATCAAATAATGGTTGAACACGATAACGAATATTATGGCTGTTTGTATGGCAAATCATCAATGGTCATATATAAAGGCAATCTGGAAGTGTTACATACCGGTTCGAGAAATATCAATACACCTGACGAACTATTTGAGTTACTTTCAGAGATGCCAGAGATGTTTGAGGGGTTTATAGGGAATGAATAACATTGACAATCCTTTATCCGATTATCAACCGCCATCTAAAGAAGCAATGGTAAATTACGGCATATATGTTTCTGATTGTTCTTGTGACAAATTGTATACAGTTGAAATTGATGATAGCGCGATAACTACACATTTAAAAGCTTGCGCTAGAAACTCTAAAATAATTGAGAAAACAAGGAGGATTATGAGGAATGAGTAAAATATTTAAAATGCCTGAAAATGTGATAATTCCAAAAGCTAGATTGGGAAAAACAGGTGAAGAAGTAATGGCAGTTGCGTTTGATTTAGGTTTGGAAACAGGAGACCGACCAATAGCAATGGTATTTGAGAACCATAGCGGAAAAGCCTATATCAGAAAACTTATCAAAGATGATGAAGCGTTGAAACTGCATAAGTTGTTGACGGAATAGGAGTCTTGAAAATGAAAATAATAGCAATAGCAATGTTCGCGATGGCAGGAATCGTATTTTTGTTCTTGGGGGTATATTTTCTAATTGACTATATCATAACAAGACAAAGGCTCAAAATAAATCAAAAGGCTTGGGACGAATACAGTGCAAATATGGATTTTGATAGAAAGCATGATGTGTATTTGTCTTGGTGTACAGAACAAAAGGCGAAAAACGGATGGCATAATTATTATTTTCCGAGATTTTAAGGAACAAGGCTATGATGAGTAAACCTTGGTTATGTACTACTTGCGTTAAAAGAAGAAAATGCCCTAAACACTTTATTGTGTGGCTTTTGGGTATTGCGAGATATGTTCATAGCACAAATTGTTATGAGCCGGAATGGAAACCAACATACAGAAATAGCAGTGTGACTATGGAACATCAAAACACAATGTTATGTCGCGGATATAGTGGCGAATTAAAACCTTGCAAGGATATAAAGGGTTGCGATTTATGTGTCGGTCCTGACATTGACGCAAATGGGAACGAAATATATGTATGTGGTCTTGGCACGGATACTTTTAAATGCAAAAGGGATAACCCAAATTGGAAACCCTTGACAAAGCAGCAGTTTATTGAATTGCATAATAAAATGCTGATTTGCGGAAGAGGGAGAAGTATCGAAGAACTCCTTGAGAAAGCAATAATGGACGGAATTGTGGAGGATAGCAATGGCAGAATTTCAATACAGAAAAATGGCACAGGAGATAGCTGACATGGCATTGGATAATGCCACAATCAATAATATTCCGTTTCGTGAATGGATTGATAATGTAAATAACGCTTATACAAATAAAAAGTGCAATCTGGCTTCTTGTAGATACAATGCAGACAGAGAATGCACTAATGACGAAAAAAGAAGAGAATGTATTAAAGTTTCTGAAAAGGTATTGTGCATAAACTGAAAGGAAAATTTATGAAAAAGTTTTTAAAACTATTTATAGCTGCCGCTCTTATTGCCGCTTGTGTAATCGGGATAAAACTCTCTGATTCATTTTGGGATTGGGCTAACGAAACTAAAAAATACGAATGTGAAATAGAAGAAATACAAAATGGAATTTATGTTAGGTATCAAAGTACAGTTTCGCGTGCTCCGGCTCATAATTATGAGATAATTACGGTTTGCGTAGATGGGCAACTGATAACCTACAAAGGAAGCGTTGAATTTATTTTTACAGAAAATGAGAACAAAATCGAAGTTACAGAAAAACCCAATATGGTTCGCAACGATAAAGTCATTGTTTATACTTCAAAAGACAATGTTGAATACTTAGGAACTGTAGGAATTGACAGATAATCAATTACCGGTTACAAACTGATTACAGTCGATACCAACAAAAATAAAAGTTGATAAAATATAAAAGGAGACAGAAAGAAATGAAAAAATTATTTGTAAGTGTGCCGATGAAAGGCAGAACAAAGGAAGAAATCAAAGCAAACATTCAGAAGATGAAAAAGATTGCTGAAACTTTAGAGGGAGAGACACTTGAACTTATTGATAGTTATATTGAGGACAATCCTCCGAAGGGCGGCAAAGAAGAAATCTGGTATCTTGGAGAGAGCCTTAAGAAGCTGTCGCAGGCAGATGTATTTATCGGGATTGATGAAATATACGTTTGGAAGGGATGCCGCATTGAAACGAACACAGCGGAAGCCTACGGAATTAAAACATATACAATCCCGGTACGATATATAATCGACGATTATGACGCACTTGTGCGAAAATTGTACCCGTCTAGCAACGAAGCAGTAGAACGAATAATATATTAACCGGCTAACAAATGGAGTTAGTTGCTAACCTAGAAAAATTATAGGCAGAGGTCTATAAGCATCTCTGCAAAAGCGGAGGTGCTTTTCTTTATGGCTAGTCAGAGCCTAATTTCAACAGTAAAAGGATATGAAAACTACATAGAGCGAAACGGAATAGACGAACAGGTCATTGACGCGTACACAGAAGCCGCAAAAGTAGCTGTAAATGGCGAAAACGATATAATGTATGGCTTGCGGTTGGCAGACCACTCTAAGGGCATAATAGAGCGTTTCTGCAAGGAAAGGACCGGCGGTAGAATACTTGACCTTGAAAAATACAGCCAACAGCATGAAGAAAAATACAGCCTTGTTGATGACTATTACAAAATTCTTCTGATTGAAGCACCTTATCGATTTGAAAGCTTCATGCTATACATGGAAAAGAACAGACCGGTAGAAGAGAGATTTTATCAGCCTAGAATAAATCCATTACGGCAGGTAGCACAGCTTATTCAAGATCTGTACGATGATGTGCTTGATGAAGGAATGGTGTTTTGCCCCGGACGAATCGGTAAGACACAAATAGTCAAAATGGGTAATCTGTGGTTCGGCTCTAACAGACCGGAACGGTCTAATCTGTATTCGGCATATTCGGACAAAATTACTGGTGGTTACTATGACGGTATTATTGAAATGATTACAGACCCGACATACACGTATGCTGAAATATATCCAAACATAGTAGAGAAAAAGCTGATTACTGACGGAAAAGATTTGACAGTAGACCTTATACGTAAAAAAACATACCCTACATTTACCATGCGAAGCATTTACGGAACACTGAATGGCGCTTGTGACTGTGACGGGCTTGGAGTTTATGATGACTTATTCAGCGGTATTGATGAAGCATTGAGTGAAGACAGGCAAAATACTGTATGGGGAAAATTCGACAACAACTTTATGCCGAGAATTAAGCCTGGAAAAGCTAAATTGTTGGGGATAGGAACACGTTGGGCGAAAAAGGACGTTCAAGGTAGACGGTTAGACCTATTACAAAATGATCCTGAATACAAAGACATACGGCACAGAGAGGTTATTATTCCTGCACTAAATGAAAACGGAGATAGCAATTTTGATTATCCGTATCATTTGGGATATACAACTCTTGATTACAAAAGACGTATGGCATCTTTTGAGAACAATGACGATATGGCATCATGGTTTGCACAGTATCAACAGGAGCCTATTGAAAGAAAAGGTCAGATGTTCAATGTCGATATGATGAATTTCTTTAATCCGGCAGAACTTGAAGGAATAAGACCTGATAGGATATTTGCAGCTAATGACCCTGCTTATGGTGGCGGTGATTTTGTATCAATGCCTATCTGCTATGAGATTGACGGAGAACATTATATCACTGATGTTGTCTACAATGATGGTGACAAGGAAATTACCATACCGGAAGTTACTTCACGAATGGAAAGACATTTAGATAAATTTAATAATAAGACAGCAGAAGTCCATTTTGAGGAAACAAAGACAACATCAGCATACCGTACAGATTGTGAAAAGATATGGGAAAAAGACGGATACCCTATTAACACAAGTCATGATCCGGCAGACAATCAGACTGCAAAAATGGATAGAATCAAAAATCATGCTCCAGACATACGAAAACTTCATTTTGTGGACATGAAATATCAAACAAAAGAGTACAGAAAGTATTTTCAAAATATTTTGTCTGCTACTTTTGAAGGGAAAATGAAGCATGATGACGGGATAGATTCTACAGCACAACTATGTGACATGATTTACGGAAATAAAAGAATGGCAAAAGCTGAAGCTATGTTAAACCCATTTAGGAGGTATTGAATGACGACCAAAGACTATCTTAATCAAGTAGGCAGGCTTAATCGAATGATTAACAACAAACTTATAGAAATCGCGCAGCTTAAGGAATTGGCTTGTAGTATATCAGCAATACAAACCGGAGAACGAGTTCAGACGACACCAAACTATGACAAAATAGGCACAGCATATGCCAAAATCGACGAAATGGAGCGAAAACTTGATAAGCTGATAGATACTTATGTAGACAAGAAAAACCACATTATAGGCCAAATAGACGGCATAGAAGATGAAATGCTGTATAATATATTGTTTGCAAGATATATTGAGCGGAAGACATTTGAAAAGATTGCTACGGAACTTGAATATTCGTGGAGACAGATAATAAGACTTCACGGAAAGGCACTTAAACAATTTGAAAATCAATATGGCAGAGAATATCTTGAAAGATGACATAGAATGTCATAATGGCGGCGTGTTAATATTACAGTGGTAAATATGTGTTTCTCCTTAACACACATAAGTCCCCATATCCCCAGGTTGAGCATCGTGCGGTTGCGCGGTGCTCTTTTGAATTGAAAAAGGAAAATTATGAAAAGTAAAACAATATATTGCCCTCGGTGTGGGCGCAAAGTTGCCACATATGATGGTAAAGCTACTATAAATCCATTCGCCAAGTGCAAAAAATGTAAGAAACTTGTCATATATGACATAGAACACGATAAGACATTATTAAAACCGCTCCCAGAACGCAGAACGAGTTCGGGAGTTACTTTTTGTTAGAGGTCAAATATGAACACAATGTATTTACAAGACCTTGTTAAAGGCTGCTATGGTAGGAAAATTGCATATACGAACATAGAAAAGATAACACCGGATAATGTCGTTAAAGTAATCGGAAGCACTATTGGAATTTTTAATTGGAATAGAACGATTATAAAATATCTGTGGGATTACTATAAAGGCGATCAGCCGGTGCTGTACAGACAAAAGCTGACAAATGCGGATATAACAAATAAAATTGTGGAAAATCACGCATATGAGATTGTTCAATTTAAGGTAGGTCAAACCTACGGCGAGCCGGTTCAGTTTATAAGCCGCAAAAATGATGAAAATATCAATAAAGCAGTTGATATTCTCAATGATTTTATGACAGATGCTAACAAGCAAGAAAAAGACATAAAAGCCGGAGAATGGCAATCCGCCACAGGAACATCGTTTAAAGCTGCTCAACCTAAAGCAGGGAAAATACCGATTAGAATCGTAGCACCTACTCCTATGAATACCTATGTTATCTATAACGAAAACACCGAAGAACCAATACTTGCGGTGCAGGAACTCAAAGATGCAGACGGAAAACGGTATAAAATGGCTTTTTCAGACACAATGTCCTTTACTGTTGCCGACAGCAAGGTTATTAGCACTAAACTACACACATACGGCGAGGTTCCTATTGTTGAGTTTCCGAACAATCACGAAAGAATATCCGATATTGAGCTTGTTTCGGGAATGCTTGACGCAATTAATAATATGCAATCAAACAGAATGGACGGCGTGGAACAGTTTGTGCAATATTGGGTTAAATTCGTTAATTGCGAAATTGATGAAGAAAACTTTAAGAAGATGAAAGAAAGCCACGCATTGGTTGTTAAATCAATTAATAAAGATAACAAGTCCGATGTTGACATAATGACACAAGAACTTAATCAAAGCCAATGTCAGGTTGCTAAAGACGATTTATGGAATAACACATTGTCTATATTGGCAATACCAAACAAGCAAGGAAATACAGGCGGAGATACACAAGGAGCAGTAGAATTAAGAAATGGATGGGATTTTTCAAAGACAAGAGCAAAACTGAAAGACCCAATTGTTAAAACATCTGAGAAAAGACTTGCTACCGTCGCTCTTAATATTTTGCGACTTGCAGGAATCGATTTGAAACTGTCGGTTACAGATTTTGATGTTCAGATAAATCACAGCCCGCAAGACAATATGTACACTAAAGCGCAAACATTAGTTGTGCTATTACAAGCCGGAATACATCCGCTTGTGGCAATTAAAACAGTTGGCCTTTGGGGCGATGCGGAAAAAACATATGTATTATCTAAACCTTATCTTGACAACCTTTACAAAACTATTAAAGACGCAGAAGAACAAGAGAAAAAGGCACAAGAGATAGTTACACAATTAAACAAACAGCAGAATAAAACAGCTACCGAGGAATAATCGGTAACTGTTTTTATTTTATAAATTTTGCAGTTGTGCGTAAAACAACAGAAATCACATGTGGAGCAACCCACGTTAATAAGCGTAGTGACACGGAGGTAATTTATGACAAGAGAACAGGCAAAACAGAACCTTATTACTATTGGAGTAGCAGAACCGACAGACGAGCAGATAAGTAATTATCTTAATCAGGTCAACGGCGAAACCCAAAAGGAGAAAGATAAGGCAAACCAGTACAAAGCTAAAGCTGACACGGCAGACAACTTACAAAAACAGCTTGATGAAATACAAGCCGGTAATATGACCGAACTTGATAAAGCAAATAAAGCCTTAGAGACGGCCAATAAGCAAATAGCAGACTTACAGAAGTCTAATGCTATTAGAGACTTGCGCGAAAAGGCTATGGCTGATTTTAAAGTCACAGCAGAGCAGGCGAAGCTGATTGTGAAAGAAGACGGCAGCTTTGATACAGCCGAACTTGGCAAGATTATGTCCGAAAAAGAAACGGCCGCAGCACAAGCGAAAGAGCAAGAAATCGCAAAACATCAGGATATTCCAGGCGGCGGCAGTAATAAAGGCGGTACGGACAACAAGACCGAAGCTGAAAAAATAGCTGAAAGCATTATCTCTAGTGTACCTAAAGACAATGACGTTTTATCACATTATATCCAATAATAGGAGGCAAAAAAATGGCGAAAGAAATGAATATGCAGTATGAGACAACTACATATGCGGGCGATGTTCAGATTTTAAAGCGCGAACCTAACGAAGCAATCCCGCTGACACTCGATTTCGAGGACGTAACAGAAAAAAACGCAGATGGTAAAAAGATCGTTAAAGCCGGAACACCAATCGGGAAAACCGGAAAAGCAGACAACACGGCAACCGTAGTCGGCATCTTGAGATTTGACGTGACAGAAGATAGACCACAGGGCGTACTTCTTAAGAAAGCATATCTTAACACGAAAGTGGCAGAAACACATTCCGGCGTTACATATGACGCAACAGTTAAGACAGCTCTTCCAATGATCGTATTTGAATAACAGGAGGTTGAACAAATGTTAATAAATGATGTATTAGATAGTAAATCTATTGCTTTATCAGCGACAGAAAATGCTAGTAACCAGATACCATACCTTGGATTACAATGGTTCCCAGAGAGAAAGAAACAAGGACTTGATTTAAGTTGGATTAAGACACATAAGGGGCTTCCGGTGTCACTTGCTCCATCTAATTTTGACTCTATCCCGACACTTAGAGCAAGAGAAGGATTAAGCAAAGAGAAAACACAGATGGCATTTTTCCGCGAGGGAATGACCATAGGCGAAGAGGAAATGCTTGAAATTGAGCGTATTCAGTCCGCTGATGACCCTTATCTTGCAAGTGCCTTATCAAGTGTATATGACGATACAAACACACTTGTAAGCGGCGCAGAAGTAGTTCCGGAACGCATGAGAATGTCGCTTCTTGCGACTAATGCAGGTCATCCGGTAATTGCTATCGAGAGCGACGGCGTTCAGTATGCTTACGATTACGACAAAGACGGAACGTACGCAGCTAATCACTATGCAAAACTTTCCGGCACAAGCATGTGGAGTGATACGGCAAATTCCAAGCCGCTTACAGACCTTAATAACGCAAGGAAAAAACTGCAAAAGCAGGGCAAAATTGCTAGATATGTGCTTATGAACAGCAACACATTCCAGTATCTGCTTGACAATGCGCAGATAAGAAACTCAATCCTTGCGCAGAACCTTACAGCAACAATTGAAGTTGATGATGACACAGTTATTTCGGTAGTTCAGAAAAGAACAAAACTTACAATCGTATTATATGACAAGATGTACACTGGTGATGATGGCAAGGATCAGTACTTCTACCCAGACAACAAGGTTACGCTTCTTCCAGAAGGCAGACTCGGCAGCACTTGGTTTGGAACTACACCAGAAGAGAGAACAGCAAGGCAGGTAGCCAATGTTGACGTGACTACATATGGCACTGGTATTACAGTTGCTACAAAGGTAGAATACGGTCCGCCTATGAAGATGTCTACGTTTGCATCGGAAGTCGTACTTCCGTCATATGAAAATATGGACAGCACATTTGTTTATGAGGTTCATAGCGAATTGTAGGAGGACAGTTTATGAAATACCCACATATAGTTGTTCTTAATGGCAAATGGTATAATGCAGGAGAAGAGGTTCCAGATAACACTGGAGCCTCTTTTGAGTATAGCAAAACAGCTATAAATCGTATGTCTACAGCGGATTTACAATCTTTTGCCGTAGAACAAGGCGTAGAAAATGCGGAAGAACTTACGGGAGCCGAACTCAAGAAACTGTTAATCGAGAAGTTAGGATTGTAGGAACAAACAATGGACGAATACACCATATTAGAGCAAGTCAAGATACGACTTAAACAATTTCATATTGAAGATGAAACCGGAGAAGATGTGGTTGTGTTCGACAGCAAAGAAGACAATCTTTACATCCGACAGCTGATTAAGCAGGTTGAGAACGAAATAAAGAAAAGGCGTAATTACCCTAGCAGTTACACAGAAGAGCAGATTGCGGCAGATATGGCGAATTACGAGGATGTTATTGTCAACCTTGTTGTATACGACCATTCGCAAGCCGGAGAGGCATATATGGAAACATATTCCGAGAATGGCGTAAGCCGTAAATGGACTGAACGTAACAAGCTGATGTCAGACGTAATTCCTTTTGTTAAAGGATTATAAGCTGTTTAACAACGCCTTTAGGGCATTAAAAGAAGATTGTGCGTGACCGTAAAGGTTGCAGGCGGCACACTTTAAGGGTGGTGGGCGGTGTGCCATTTTACGAAGAAAGGCGGTATGTTATGACTGCATCGACAGTAGTAAGCATAATAGCAGTGACGCTTTCTTTTATTTTCGGCATTATAAGCATATGCTTTTCGTGTCGAAACAGCAAAAGAACCGACACAAAAGATATAGAAGAGCGCGTAAAAGAGAATACGCGTATCAACATGAAATTGGATGCAATCTCGACAAACACTACGGATATTAAGAATGAAGTGTCGGAAATGCGAAAAGAAATCAATTCGCATAATGACCGTATTATCAAGGTTGAAGAGAGTGTTAAAAGCTTGCATCACAGACTTGACGGGTTAGAAATCCGAATAAACGGAGAGAAGGAGGCATAAAACTATGATTGATATAACACAAGTAGGAACTGTACTTGCAATAGTAGTAATTGCGTATCTTATAGGACTTGCGGCAAAAGCCATTAAGGTAATTCCTGATAAGGCAATTCCGATAATTGTAGGAATTGTAGGCGGTATATTGGGCGTAATCGGAATGTATGTAATACCGGATTTTCCGGCAAATGACGTGCTGAATGCGATTGCGGTCGGAATTGTTTCCGGTTTGGCAAGTACCGGTGTAAATCAGGTATACAAGCAGGCCACAAAGAAAGACAATGCTTGAAATCAATAAACAGACGATGAAATACTCTCGACAAGGCGAGAAAGTAGAGATATACGAAAGAGACAGCGATGGAAACATCGTGTACACGAAATACACAACCGCAGACGGCAAGCCGATACCGGTCATAAAAGATACTGTAATCGGGTATTCTGACCCGGTTACATTCCGTGCGAGCATTAATAACAAGTTATCAGAAGTCTTGATAAAGGAATTTGGTATTGATGACAGCACAAGCTATCTTCAGATAGTAACGGATAAAGGCGCGTTACCGATTAAGACCGGCGATTACATATGGAAGTCATCGGCTGTTGGCAGAGATAAAAACAACCTTGTTGACGTTACCACGGCTGATTACATCGTTAAAGGCGTAGCAGACGAGGGATTGACCGTAGACTTATTTTTGCTGCAGAAGAATGTGAGGTAGAATATGCCGACAATCACAGTCAATATGTTTTCACAACAATCCATCCTGAACGCCGTAAACGCCCTAAAAAGCTACTCTAATTCTCTGACATATAAATGTCAGCTATTAGCCGAAAAACTAGCTGAAAAGGGCGTAGAAATTGCCAGAGTGCAATTAGCAGACCTTGATGCAATCTTCAAACGCGAATTGATAGAAAGCATTCATTCAGAATACGAAACATCGGTTCGCGGTGGCGGTATATGGGCGGTGGTAGCCGGAACAGACCACGCGATGTTTGTTGAGTTTGGAACCGGCACAGTCGGTCAGAGCAGTCCATACAAAGGCAAATTGCCGGACGGTGTGACTTGGCAATACGCAAACGGCAAGACAATCAGACAGCTTACAGACGGCAGATATGGATGGTTTTATCCGGGCGATAACGGTAATTGGTATTTTACGGAGGGTATGCCGTCAAGACCGTTTATGTACAATACGGCAAACGAACTTAAAGAGATTATTGTAAGCACAGCAAGAGAGGTGTTCGGCGATGACTAGTGATAATCAGTGGGCGTATGACCTTGACAAGATAATATATTCGATTGTATCAGCAAGAGCGAAAGAACAGCTTGTTGCGAAATATCCGACACTGTTTGTCACGGACGAGGAAGAAACATCGTCAAACCCACAGTTCCCGACAGTGTATATACACTCTCTGTCATCCGTGGAAGAGGGAGCAGACCTTGGCGGACAGACAATTAATGCTGTCAGAGCGACAGTGCAAGTCAAGGTAAGTACGAATAAGGATAGCAGCGATGCAAGAGAAGTAATGAGTGCTATCGCTGATATTTTTAAAACGATGCGGTTCAAAGCGATCGCAATGCCGGAAATTAAGACGTCCGGCGGAATATACAGAAGTGATGCGCGGTTCAGACGAATAATCGGCGCAAACGACACACTAACCTAAAAGACCTTTAAGGTCTTATTTTTTTACACAAAATTAGGAGGTAAAACACAATGGCATTAGCAGGAGTATCAACCCTTGGTGTGACATTTTCATACGGCGTTGAAACAACACCCGGCACAAAGCCTACAGCATTCAAGATTTTAACCCGTATCAATTCGATTGACGAGATTACAGTTACACCGGAAGCGATAGACGCATCCGCACTTGAAGATCCACAGACGCGTAATATTGCCGGCAGAGATACCGTAACAGATACGGTAGCAGTAGGCGTAAACAAGACAGATGACACCCTCAAAGAGTGGGAAGATGTGATTGCCACTCATAAGAAGCTTGACGGCGGCAAGAGAATGTGGTTCCAGGAGATAACACCGGGCATCACAAAAGCGGAGTTTTTCGTAGCGACACCACCTTCAAAACTTCCGATTACAAGCAAGGCACAGAATGAACTTAACATTATGACAATCAATCTTATCTTGGATGAGATGATTGGTACAGACGAAGCCGTTACCCCGACATCGGGGGAATAGTTAGCCATTCGACTGACAATGTGGTTAAAAAGGCTGTATCGAATGGCACAGACACAGAAACAGCCGACTATACGCAGTACCTTAACGGTACGGAGTAACAACTGACAGAAAGGGCGGTCTACGGACTGCCCCTTTCCTATGTGTAGGACATAGGAGGAAAGGTAAAAGGTATAAACAATGAAAATTATTACTGTAAAAGGCAATGAATATAAATTAGAGTTTGGCTTTGATGCGGCTGAACACAAAAACACCGTGCAGAAAATGTTCAAGGTTAAAAGCGGTGCATATATGGTTGAAGAGGGCATATCCGTTGACGGAACACCGACAGCAAGCGGAATTATTAACGGAACGGCATCTATGGTAGGCGATATACCGGGTATCGTTAAATCAGCTTTCTATGCAGGATTACTTGAACACCACGATATGCCGGAAGAAGATGCGCACGCACTTCTTAAGGACTATATGAGGGAGAATAAGCTGTCATTCCGCGATGTGTTTATGGAACTGACAGAGTGCATGGAAACTGACGGTTTTTTCGAGCTGGCGGGCATAACGGCGATGCTCAAGGAAGCGGAACCGGAGGAAGAGAAGAAAACAATCAAAGCCGTCAAGACGCCACAAGACCACAAACAGACTTCCACAAAATAATATGGGAAGAATACTTCCCTATGGCTTTTTCGCTTGGAATATCCTTAACAGAGTTTAAACACCTTAACCCAACCAAACTTGCATTGTGCATTGAGGGCGAAAAGATGAAACAACGGCGCATTGATACTCTTGTGTGGAGTATGTCGCGTGAGTACGGAATACCGATGGTTGCCCTTGGCTCAAATAACGGTATTCTCGGCAAAAAGAAAGTTGATTTTCCGGAACGCCCAAACAGCGACAAATCAGGTCCGCCTGAAGTTGACGAGAATGGGGATGAGATATTATCTCCGGAAGAACTTGACCGACAGCGCAAGGCGTTTGTTCTTAAGATGCGCACGATGAAGATAAATTGGGATTTAAACCATCCAAAGAAAGACGAGGGCGGTACAGCTTAACGGCGTACTGCCCTTTATTTTTTTATAAATTAAACAGAGAAAGTAGGTGCAAAAATGGCAGATAACGACATTGACCGCTTGAAGATACAAGTCGAAGCCGAAGCAACTAAGGCGAGCAATGCAATAGACCGCTTGGCTAATAGTATGCTTAAGATGTCGCAAAGCCTTGGCGTAGATACGCACAAGCTGATGAACATTGCGACAAGTATCAGGCAAGTGTCAGATGCGGCAACCGGCTTTAAAGGTGGCAAATCAGCCGAAATAACCTCTTTAGCGCGGAGCCTTACCAAATTCTCATCTGTCGATACAAACTCGATATATGGGATTTCTTCGGCACTACAGAACCTTGCAAATGGTATGGCGGCGGCACAGAGTATAGACGCAAGCGGAATAGCCGGTCTTGTAAATGCAATATCAAAACTTGGCGGTGTAAAATCTACAGCCGGAACAGACAATTTACTCCGTATGAAAGATGACCTTGTGCAATTCATACAAGGGATGAACTCTGTCGGAAGCCTTAATTTTGATGTTACCGGACTGTCGAATCTGATATACACAGTATCAAGGCTTGGTACGAATATATCAAGCAATGCTACGGCAAATTTACCGGCAATATCGACGCAGTTACAGAATTTTGTCCGACAGATGAATGATATAGGCTCTATTAGTTTTGATGTGAATAGGCTGTACAGCCTGACAAGTTCAATATCCAAACTTGGCGGTGTTGCATCGGGCAGGGCAATAACAAACATTCCACAGTTGGCACAAGCGATTAAGAACCTTATGGCAACCTTGGCAACGGCACCGCAGGTAAGCAATAACCTCATACAGATGACCAACGCGATTGCCAACCTTGCGGCACAAGGCAGTAAAGCAGGAACGGCATCAAACCGAATACAAAAAGGACTTGATAACGTATCAAGGAGTGCCACAACAGCGAAAGCCAAAACAGTGAGCCTTGCGCAGGTGTTTGGTAAGCTGTACGCGAATTTCTTTTGGGTTATCCGCGGCGTAAAGAAATTGAACAGTGCAATCCGAAGCACAACGGATTACATTGAGGCATTTAACTACTATACCGTAGCTTTTAACAAAATCGGTTCAGAATGGGGCGATGAGTTCGCAAAGTACGGTTATGACAATGCTACAGAATACGCGAACAGTTTTGCAAAGCGCGTAAATGATAAATTAGGTAAGTTATCCGGTCTTAAGGTTGATATAGACGCAGGACTTCTTGTGGAAAGCGGTGCAAAGAACCTCGGACTGAATATACAAGAGGTTACGCAATATGCGTCACAGCTTGCATCGGTAACTAACTCATTAGGTCAGAGTGGAGAGACAACGACCGCAATAGCAAAGTCAATGACAATGCTTGCCGGCGATATAAGTTCACTTTTTAATGTTGATTACTCAACAGTAGCAACGAACTTACAAAGTGGCTTAATCGGTCAATCAAGGGCATTGTACAAGTACGGCATTGATATAACGAATGCCACATTACAGACATATGCCTATAACTTAGGCATTGAAAAATCCATAAGCGAAATGTCGCAGATGGAAAAACAGCAGTTAAGAGTTCTTGCAATCCTCGACCAAAGCAAAGTATCGTGGGGCGATTTAGCTAATACGATAAATTCGCCAAACAATATGATACGTCAGCTTAGTACGAACTTCAAGGAAACCGGAATGGTATTAGGTCAGTTGTTTATACCTATGCTGCAAAAGGTTTTACCGGTTATAAACGGTGCTACGATTGCGGTTAAGCGACTGCTAGTAAACATTGCGTCCCTTATGGGAATTAAGATTGACTTTGAAAGTTTCGGTCAAAGCGGTTACAAGGAAGAAAGCGGTGCCGTAGATGATGTTGCGGACAGCTACGATAATGCAGCCGCAGCCGCCAAAAAGTGGCAGAATCAGCTTATGGGTTTTGATGAAATCAATAAGCTTACGGAACAGAGCGATACAAGTAGCGGCAAAACGGCAGGTGCCAAAGATACCCTTGACCTTACAGACGAAATCCTTAAGGCTACGGAAGATTACGAAAAGGTTTGGAACAAAGCCTTTGCGAATATGGAGAATGAAGCGCAGAAATGGGCAGATAAAATTTACAACACGATTGTAAACCATAAATGGTATGAAGCCGGAAAATTCATAGGCAGTCTATTGTCTGACGGTGTATCTTCTGTCGATTGGGAGGGCGTCGGAAAATGGATAAGCGATACCATATGCGATGCCATTGATTTTGTCAGAGGTTTTATTGACGGTGTGGATTGGAATGAATTAGGCAAAGCCATTGTAGAAATGGTAAACAACATTGATGTTGGCGAAATAATTATTTCAATCGCCAAACTTGTGTTTTCACTAGCCGGTGCATTACTTGAATTTAATTGGGGAAGCTATCAAGGTGCTTGGGAAGAAGGTGGCGTAGGAGGAGTAATCGCGAGGATGCTTGCCGGAAGTGCTCCTGGCTTGCCGATAATCATCAAGCTTACAACAGAAATTATCGCAAAGATAAAAGATACCGAATTTTTCAAGGCTATTAATGATTGGTGGGATGATAATGTCCTTCCAAAGCTTGAAAAGGCGTGGGAAATAAATACAAAGATTATTGCTGAAATAACAAATGTATTTAAGAACACCGCAAAGCAATTATGGGATAACTTCAAAAAGGCGTGGAAGACTGTCGCAAAAGCCGGAATTGAAATTGCCAACGATTTTAAGAATACCGCAAAAGAAATGTGGGAAGATTTTGAAGACTCTTGGCTCGGAAGTTGGGTAATATCAATCGGAAATGAGTTTGTCAATACTGCAAAACAGCTGTGGGATAAGCTTAAGAATGAGTGGGATAGAATACGCCATAATTGGATTGAAATAACTAACTTACTTAAGTTTACTGCAAGCGAATTGTGGGAAAGGTTCAAAGGAAGTGGCTTTGGAAAATGGACTATTTCCATTGTCAATACACTTAAAAATACCGCATCGCAGTTATGGAACAATTTCAAAAAGAATTGGGGCAGCCGCGCGGTATCTATCATAAATACGCTTAGAAACACGGCATCGGAATTGTGGGCAAAATTTAAAGCCGGTTGGAGAAACTTTGGAGTGAGCATAAAGAATGTTTTATTGCATCCTGCAAGTACATTGTATAAAAACTTTAAAATAGCTTGGTCGATAGCTGCTTCGGCCGGTGTTAAGATTTTTAACCGGTTGGCTGAAACCGCAAGGGAGTTATGGAACAAGTTCAAGGAAAATTGGTACAAACTTAATCCGGTACTTAATATCGGGTTGAGCCTGATTGACAAGATAAAAGGCCTCAGAGGCGGCGGTGGCGGAAGTGCTTTTGCAACCGGTGGATTTCCGGAAGACGGAGTATTCTATGCCAACCATAATGAACTTGTCGGACGTTTTTCCAACGGAAAGACAGCAGTTGCTAATAACGACCAGATAACTACCGGTATTAGAGAAGCCGTAGTGAGTGGTATGTTGCAAGTGTTTGGCAGTATGAATATGAGCAGTCAGCCTAGCCACATTGTAGTTCAGATTGACGGCAAGGAAGTATTCAGTGCTGTACAAAAACAGGCAGACGACTTCACTACAAGAACCGGGCAACCGGCATTTTTAACTTAGTATAAAGAGAACACTTACAGAAATGTAGGTGTTCTTTTTTTACCCCAAAATCAAGCGAAAGGCGGATTAGAATGAGCGAATGGCTTAAGATTGGCAACCTCAAAATGCCGAAAATATCCGGATTAACACCGAGTTGGAATAAAGTGTGGAGCACAAATACCGGGCGTAACGCAGAAGCGACAATGGTAGGCACAATAAAGGCAATAAAGAAAAAACTTGAAGTAGCTTTTGTTCCGTTATCACAGTCCGAACTGAACACGATACGGACAGCCGTAAATAACATTAAAACACCTTATGCAACAGTATCATATCAGCTTAATTCGGGCGAAACAGACAGTTTTACGGCATATACCGGAGATTTAGCCGGACAGCTTTATCTTGATGCGCCCGGCAAGACAATCTACAAAGATGTCAAAATCAGCATTATAGAGAAATAGGAGAATATGAAATGAAATTATTTGAAGTAGTATCGGTATCAAACGGACTTAGAATACTTGACGGAAAGCGACTTCCGGCAAAAATTAATTACGCGCTTATGAAGAATAAGAAAGCACTTCTTAGCGAATTGCAAGGCATCCAGGAACAGCGCATTGAGATTATGAAGTCGCACGCAAAAAAGGACGATAACGGCGAACCGGTATCAGAAAACGGACAGTTCATCTTTGAAAGTGATGCAGACAGAGAGGAAGCTACAAAGGAATATGCGGAATTACTCAATGTGGATGCCAACATTGACATTATGACGGTTACTTTTGATGATATTGTCAAGTGTGACGATATGGAACCGCTCACGACATCAGAGATTGAAGCACTGGAGTTTATGATTGATTAATAATCGGGAGGTAGTTCAATGAGAACTGCAAGCACGGATTTTATAGCGGCGGCAACAACCGACTATGCACGATACTACGGCAAATTTACCGTAGGCGAAACAGAATATACAGTACCGCTTACCGACTTAAAGGTAACGGCATCAGAAAATGGAAGTAGTGACTTAACGATAGGTAACGCGCAATCGTCAAGCATTACTTTTTCTATTTATGAAGATACGATTGACCTTGAAAACAGAGAAATGGTCTTATTCGAGGGATTAGAGGTATCAGAGGGCAACATAGAATATATCCAAATTGGGATATTCAAGATAACATCTGCCACAGCGGAAGAGGGAAAAACATCTTACACCGGATATGACCGTATGTACAGCAGTATGGAAATGACGTATGTGTCAAAACTGAAATATCCGAACAAAGATATTAACATCGTCAAGGAGATATGCACACAAGCCGGTATTACGTTTGTTGAAAGCACAATGGACGATAAGACAATATCCATTGCAACCGCCCCAAAAGGATATACAAGGCGCGAAATGTTAGGTTATCTGTCGGCAAGGCAGGGTAAAAATGCTGTCATTAATTCACAAGGGCAACTCGAATTCCGGTGGTACAAAGATGCTGATTACACTATACGTCCAACTAAATACTATGAGAATGGCTTAAAGTTCACAACAAGCAAGGCTTTTAAAGTTGAGAAGATAGTATGTGAGGTCGCTACGGATAACGACAGCAAAACTCTTACAAGTGGTAGCGGTACTATGGCAATCAACATATCTAATCCGTTTATGACGCAGGCGGTTCTTGATGCCGTATACAAGAAGATAGGCGGTTTTACATATAGACCGCTTACGGTTGAATGTCTCGGCGATTGGCGGCTTGAAGTCGGGGATATTGTCAAAGTAACATCTAACGGTGTGGAGTATTCCGCCCCGATTACAAGCATTGTTTATGATTGTGACGGCGGTCTTAAATGTTCGATTGAGAGTTGCGGACAATCTGACACAAACAATTCAATCAATCCCACGGGTCCGATAACATCTCAAATGCAAAGGCTGACAGCAGAACTCATAACAGCTAATCAGGTTATCGCGACAAAAATATCCGCGGAGCAAGCAGACATCAAGTATGCTACGATTGCTAATCTTAACGCGCTATCGGGCAAATTTGACACGTTAAGCGCAAAGGCGATAACTACGGATAACATAGCCGCCGTGACCGCCAAATTAGGCTATATGACAGCGGAACAAGCGGATATTAAGTACGCGAATATCGAATTGACAAATATTGACACCGCAAACGTGGCTACATTGTTTGCAAATGTCGGCTTGATTGACCGTGCAACCGTAGTTGAGGGGCATATAACCGGCTTTCTCGACAGCGTAGAGGTAAACGCAAATAAGATAACCGCAGGAACACTTGTTGCGGATAGAATACTTCTTAAAGGTTCAGAAAGCGGATTGCTTTATGCACTTAATAATCTCGGCGAACTGACAAGCACTACGGTTGACAGCTTAGACGGATATGTACTTACTGACCGTACAATCAATGCGGATAAGATAGTCGCAAACAGCATAACCGCAAATGAACTTGATGTTGAGAACATATTCGCTGATAATGCGGTAATCTCAACGATTACTTCACAATCGGCATTTATCAATGCTATCAGCACAAACAGTGTGGTTGTGGGCATAAAAAACACTGTGGATAATTTATCGGTAGGTGACCGGAATTTACTTCTTGCGACAAAGAATTTTGGCAAAATATCTACTTCAAATGGTGATTGGTTAATGTCCACAGATGATGATGGATTTACAGTCGCAAGTCGAACTGGTAATGGTAATTGGAATGCAATACGAACAATTACTGATGTTGACGCTACGGATAATTCACAATCTGATAAGCAAGTGGTTATCACTATTGACGCAAAAGCAGATGACCTTGCGACCACTCCGAAGAACTATCTCATAGCTTGTGAAGTTTATGGCTCAAATGACGGATTTAAAACTTGGTATCGCGCAATATATACAAACTGTTATATTGACGGTTCGGGTAACAATTTAAAGTATTTGGCAGGCACAAGAGAAAATAATAAGTGGTGTACATTAAGTTATACTATGACATTGGATAAACTGACATCCGGTTCGTGGGGAACATATAATGAGTACCGTTATGGAGTGGCCGTATACACAACAAATAATAACGCTAGTCATACAATCAGTGTTCGTAAATTCAAAATGTCATTCGGTAATGTTCCGTCAGATTGGTCACCTAATCCGGATGATATATCGGTTGAGAATATCTATTCCGCAAATACCACCACGATTGACGGTGGGAAAATTACAACCGGTAGCATTACGGCAGACAAAATAAGCGTTGATGATTTAAGCGCAATTACGGCTACAATCGGTTCGTGGAGCATAACAACGAACAAGATTTATGCCGGAGATGCCGAAACCGGAACAGCAGTTATGCAAAGACCGACTGTAAACACAAAATGGGTATTCGCAGCCGGTGGCAAATCACATACTAATTACGGAGATTGTCCGTTCCGTGTCGATAAAGAGGGTAACCTTTACTCAACAAGTGGAACAGTCGGCGGATTTACAATCGGTGCTGATTATTTAAGAACAAAAGCAGACAGCCGTGGCTATAAATTTGGAATGAGTTCTAACGCACAGCCGACCGGAATATGTTCGTATATCGGCAAAGAGGGTACGGACTATGACTATGTATATAGGCTTGGTTGGGACGGCAGTCTGGAAACATCTAAGCTGACAGCCGGTGGAGCAGTATTCGGCGGTGGACGTGTTTACTTTGAAGCAACCGAAAAAGCATATCTGACAAAGGGCGATAGTGTACCTATCGTATTTTCTACCGGCGGATATATAACCGGTGGCGGTCAGACAGTAGCTTTTTTTCTCCCGACAAGGCTTATTATTGGCGCAAGCAAAGCTACATTGTCGTTTAAATCAAGCGAGGGTGTTAAGGTCAGACAAGGCGGTAACTATTGCTATGGCTCCACGGCTGAGACGAATGTCAGACCAACATCTCAATCAATATCGTTAAGCGGAGAATCGGGCGTAAATGTACAATTAGTAATGCCGAACTCAACGAATGCAATCAACAATGATGCTTGTGGCGTGTCATTAACCGGCACACTTAAATTATCTTAGGAGGTAAAAAATTATGAGTAGTAGAGTATTAGAAGATGCAGTAAATCAGATTACCTGCACATACAAGACACATTGCGATAACAAGAAGAATGGCAATGCGTGGGCGCAAGGCATAGACCTTGTAAAATACAAATCACAGCTTGATTTCGTTACCGCACATTCAGACGGTACGGTTATCAAGGCTATAGCTTATCTCTCCGGTACAAACGGTGTGCCAGATAAAGAGGGAATGGGATATGGCAATTATGTAATGATTAAGCATAATGACAAGATATGCACATTGTACGCGCATCTTGAAAAGGTGTATGTAAATGAGGGCGAATTTGTCAAGAAAGGACAGCGCATCGGCTTTATGGGTAATACCGGCGGAAGTTACGGAGCGCATCTTCACTTTGAGGTCAGAGAGTACCCGAACGGCATCCCTACAAGCGGTTTACACGACGAGAGCAAGTATAAATGGCTTGACCCTACACCGTACATTGACGCGGATATTACCGGCATTAATACGGCAGAATACAAGCTTAATGGACTTGATTATTCACCGGTATTCAACCCGAAATATTACCTCAATAAATATGCTGACCTTAAAACGACTTTCGGCAGTGATTGCAATAAGGCTTGGGCGCACTTCAAACAGTACGGTATGAAAGAAGCAAGGCAGGCAAGCGCGGAATTTAACGTAATTGCGTACAAAGATAACTACGCCGACTTAAGAGATGCGTTTGGCGATAATCTTCCGTTATACTATGAGCATTATTGCAACTACGGACGTAAAGAGGGCAGAAATGCAAGGACGGTTGAAAAGAAAACACTGACACTGACAAGCTACCCGAATTATACAAGCGGCAATGGATTTTACCGTGTAAGGAAGTCTTACAGAGACGAAAAGAACGCAATCGGTTCTTATTGCACTTGGAGTAGTGCGTACAAGACTTGGAAGAGATACAAGTCAAGCGGCTACCATATCTACGATAAAAACGGCAAACAGCTTGATTAAGGGCATTAATAAGGCGTGTGGTACTTATGTACTGCACGCCTTATTTTTATTTCGATAAAATATCTACATAGAACATATCAAGGTTTATCTCTTGACCGCTTGAACCGTCAATAAAATTTGTGGTATCTACAAGTCCGTTGAAAGTTCCGTATATTCTTATTATATCTTCTTCTAGTAGCTTTTCATAGTCTTTAGCAGACTTATCTCTCTTATCCGTCACAAAGAACATATCGCCATCGTAAATATCGTATTCCGGGTCTTTAGTGAATACTTTGTATGTGGTAGTACCGAAAGAGGTCGATACGTCAAAAATTTGCACATCAATGTAAAAATTCTGTCCTTTATACTTATCGGGATTGCGCTTAACATCTTTATAGTTGAGTTCAGAGCAGGTAGCGGCAAAATCATCTTTAGACAAATCGGTTTTTGAAGATGAGGTATTGCTACCTGATACAGCAATTATTATCGTGATTACCATTAATGCGGTTGCAATAGAGCCAAGGACAAGACCGGCTGTAGCAGTTCCACCCTTATAACCGTATCTCTTGTTCGCGCTTGAACCGGTTGCACCTAGTACAATCGCTATAATGCCTAGAATACCGCCGACAAATATAAATGATGTTACTATACCTATGATACCTAAAACAAGCGACGCGGTACCTTTTGGCTTGTATGGTCGCGGTTGTGGTTGCGGTGGGAACGGTTGTTGCCACTGTGGTGGTTGCTGATAAAATTGATTATTATTATCCATATGTCTCTCCTTGTAAAATCGTGTCGAGAATTGCGATAGATTACCGCGTATGCCCGACAAAATGTGTGATATGATTGTAAATGTCCTCGGAAAGAGGATATTCAAGTTCCGATGTGGCGGTGTTTGGTAGCGCGGCACCGTCACTAGAACTTAATGATACTTTATGTGGGATATTTTGTCAATGTGGGTTGACAAGCAAGAACAAATGTTCTAATATAGGCATATCGCTACTATAATCGTGTGGTATTCGGGAGGGTTGTTGTATGGAATGTAAACAAAAAATAATAGATGAGGTCAATGAGTGCCAAAATGGCAGATTTCTCGAATTTTTATATCGAATGATATTATCATTCAAAAAAAAGTGGGGCATCTAGTGCCCCTCTTTCTCGTACCAATAGGTTATATTGTCGAATATAGTTCTCCGGTGCTCCGCGTTAAGGACTTTTAATCGCTTAACATTTTCTAGCAGTTCTGCATCGGACAGCAAATCAGGAATTAGATCTGCAGTATCATCCGTAAAATTATCATCCCAACCCATTAAATATGATGGCGAAATATCAAGAACCTTTGCGATGCTTTCAAGCTTATCACTCGGAATGTTCGTTATGATATTGTTCTCATACTTATATAATGTCTGTTTTGATACTTGAATTTTACCGGCAAGTTCAACTTGTGGCATATTCAGTAATTCACGGCGCTTTTTAATTCTGTCTCCAATTGACATCATATGTTCCTCCTTTCCTATTGGTAACTTCATTATATCACTAAAAAGTTACAAGTCAAGTAAAAAATAACTTGACAAGTTACAAAAAAAGGATATAATGAAAGTAACTTGATAAGTTACAATGACGAAAGGAGATGAAAATATGATAGACACAAACAAGCTTCGCGGAGTTATCGCCGAACGCGGTAAAACACAAGCGGATGTCGCTAAAATGATAGGAATAACTACCAAAACATTCTATTCGCATATGCAGAAAGGTGTGTTTGGCAGCGATGAAATCCAGGCAATGATTGACGGTTTGGAAATTCACAATCCTATGGATATTTTTTTTGCAAAGCAGGTAACTTTATAAGTTACTAAGGAAAGGAGAAGCATATATGGATTTACAAATATTCAATAATGAAGAGTTCGGAGAAATCCGAACAGTAACCAAGGATAACGAACCTATGTTTTGTTTGGCAGATGTATGTAAAGCATTGGAGATAGCGAACGTAGGAAATGTAAGGCAGAGGTTGTCAGCAAAGGGTATCCGCATTATGGACACCCATACAAAAGGCGGAACACAGAAGATGACATTTATCAATGAAGCCAACCTTTACAAGACAATTTTTCAGAGCCGTAAAGATAGCGCAGAGAGGTTTACAGATTGGGTTACATCAGAGGTTCTTCCGTCAATCAGAAAGAACGGCGGTTACATAGCCGGACAAGAAACAATGACGGATGATGAGTTACTTGCCAAGGCTCTTATGGTGGCAAACAACAAGATTGCGGAAAGAGACCGCATAATCGAACATCAGAAAGCCAAAATTGAATATGACAGACCGAAAACCATTTTCGCCGATGCCGTAGCGACAAGTAACACATCAATCCTTGTCGGAGATTTGGCAAAGATAATATGTCAGAACGGCGTACAGATAGGTCAGAAGCGGTTATTCGCGTGGCTTAGAGATAACGGCTACCTTATGAAAAACGGTTCTTCCTATAATATGCCAATTCAGAGATATGTGCAGCAGGGTTTATTTGAAGTTAAGGAAAGAAGCATACAGAACCCGGACGGAAGTGTGAGAATAACCATCACTCCTAAGGTAACGGGGAAAGGACAGTTGTATTTCGCGAACAAGTTTTTAGGAGGTAGCAATGGTAAAGAGGAATAAATTTAAACGGTTCATTCATTCACTATCGTGGGCGGCATACACCGGAGCAGTGGTGTTTATAGCATTGATGTTGATGTTGATAATTGTCGCCACAATAAACCATAACCACACAACAACCACGGAAGAGACTGAACCGGAAACAGAAACAATAATTGAAACGGTCAGCATTGTACGGCAGACGGACAGTGAGGATTTATATTTTTCGACAGAGAAAGGAGAAGACAATGGCAATTAAGAGTTACAAGGGATTTAACAAAGATATGACTTGCAAAGGATTCCAGTATGAAGAGGGCAAGGAATATGAGACAGAAAGGGCAGAGTGTTGCGAAACCGGATTTCATGCGTGCGAATATCCGTTAGATTGTTTTTCACATTACGCGCCAAATGACAGTGTATATCATGAGGTAGAACAGGGCGGAGACATTGACCGCAAAGATGACGGTACAAAGATTGCATCAACCAAAATCAAGATTGGCGCAAGAATAAGCATAGCCGGAATTGTTAAAGCAGCTATTGAGTACACAATGAGCAGAACTAAAAAGGAAGCAAGCAAAGATGATGATTACGGCGCATCGTCAGCCACCGGAGATTGTGGCGCATCGTCAGCCACCGGAGATTACGGCGCATCGTCAGCCACCGGTTCTTGTGGCGCATCGTCAGCCACCGGATATTACGGCGCATCGTCAGCTGATCACAAAGATGCCGTGGCTGTCGCGTGGGGCTATCGCGGTAGAGCCAAAGGCGTTTTGGGTTCTCACCTTGTATTGGCGGATTGGGAAGGCGATGACAGCTGGTATTGGAAACCGGAGCATTGGGAACTCAGAGGCGCGAAAATGGTGCAGGTTGACGGTAAGAACATCAAGCCTGATACATGGTACACAATGGAGAATGGCGAAATTATGGAATGGGATGAAGAAGAATAGAAAGGAGATAGCAATGATTATCACAGATTTTAATCAGATGTCAGTAGTAACCGACTTGCCCGTTATCCACAATGTAATCGGATTAAGTTTCGTGATTGAGGACGGAAAGATTACCAAAGTGGTAAACGATAAGGCTTGCAACAATTAAGTCACAAGCCTTATCAAATCAAATAAGAAAGGGTCGGTAAAACCCATTTCTTATGTTATCACACAGAAAGGAGAATTGCAAGTCAAAATGAGAAGTCGAATAGAAAACATACTTAAGAAAATGGGAATACCGGAGGAAATGCCGGGATTTAGGATATTGACAAGTGAAATAGAAGAAGTCGTGTACTACAAAGGCACGATAGGCATAAACGAGGTCGCTCAAAGAGTAGCAGGAATATCAGAGATAAAGACAGATACCCTTGCCAAGCGCGTTAGAGACGCACTTAAATGCGTTGATGACGAGGGCGCAGCATTCAAACGGTATGTGGGATTTCATCCTATTACAAACGTGACATTCGTACAGAATGTGGCAATTAGTATACTCAAGGAGGATAAGGAATGGGAAATGTAGCAAAGGCAAGCGGAACCGTAATTGCCGAGCCGGAATACTCACATACTACGGTAGGCGAAAAATTCTATAAGGTGCTTATCGAGGTTGCGCGAATGAGTGGGGCATATGATGAAGTCCCTTGCATTGTTCCGGAGATATTCGCGCAGAAGATACGCAAAGGCCAGAGAGTGCATTTTGACGGAGAGGTCAGAACCTACTACAGCAAGGACAGACACCTTGAGGTTTATATATTCGCTCAAAAGGTCTATGAAGAGACTGATATGGGCGATTACAACCACGTTGAATTTGACGGATTGATTAAGTACCCACAAGAGCCGAGACGTACACCGCTAACGAACAGAACGGTTATTGATTTCTCAATCGTAAACCGTGACGGTAATGATGCCGTGAATTACATTCCGGCGATCGCCTGGGGGCGAAACGCATACCGCATAGCGAATTGTGGAGCGGAACAGAAGATAAGGATAACCGGCAGATTTCAAAGCCGGGTTTATGAAAAAGACGGAACCGAACATACCGCATATGAAATATCGGTATCGGGAATATATATGTTATGAAAGGAGACACATATGGCAAAATCAGAAAAAGCTGTCCTTGTATCGGACGAGAACCACGTTATCCTCGATAAATGGTACTACGAGGAACTCATAAACACCGCGGCGAGGGTTGACGTGCTTATAACTCTTATAGATAGGAATAAGTACATAACCATACCGGAGTTATTAGCAATTCTTGACAGACCGAAAGGAAACAGGCTTTTGCATGAAATGGATCAGAAATTATTAGAAGAGAAAGGAGAGACGGCGGAATGCGAGAAATGATTATAAAAAGCCTTAGGGTAACTAACTTTATGGCTTATGCGGAAAAAACATTTACATTCGGCAAATTAACATCGCTGTCTGGAATGAACGGTGTCGGCAAGTCAACGGTTGTAACCGCTTATAATTGGCTGTTCTTTAACTGTGATTATGAACTGAAAGACAATCCACCGATAAGGCGCGAGGTTGACGGAGTAAGCATTGATGACATTGATACTTCCGTTTCCGCCGTAGTTGAGATTGACGGCAAGGAAGTAGCTGTACGCAAGGTTCAGAAGAGAAAATACAGCAAGGACGGTACATCTTATAAAGATGATAATGTCTACTATATAAATGAGGTTGCCAAGACGCTTACCGCGTATAACGAGTATTTCGACATTGATATGAGCATATTCAAGATGTGCAGTAATGTAAACGCATTTTTATCGAAGAAGCCGGCAGAAATGAGAGAATATCTCTTTACACTTGCTGAAAGCAAGACGGACTACGACATCGCATCGGCGCACGAAGAGTTGACAGAGTTACTTCCATTACTCAGCAAGTACACACGCGATGAAGTGATTGCCTTGAATAAGAAAGCTGTATCAGACATTAAGGCAGAACTTCCGGTCCTTAAAGGTCAGATTTCGGAGAAAGAAAGAGACATTCAGATTAAGAATGCCACAGATAAGGGCGAATTGTTGGCAAAGCAGAAAGAAATCGAGGACAGATTAAAGACTGTCGCAGATGCAAAAGCCGAGAATGACAAGCTGTCATCTGAATATCAGGCATTATCGGACGGTATTCTTGAACTGAAGTTCAAACAGAATGAGATAGAGAGAACAGCGAACGATGAACTTGCCGGAAAACGTGATACGTTAAAGCAGGCAATTAGCGATACAAAGTCGGAATTATCTGACATTCAGAATGAGTGCGTTTCAATGCAGAGGAAGATTGATAGCCTTACAGCAGACATTGACCGCAAAAAACGTATTCGCGATATGCGAGTAGAGGAATGGCAGCAGGCAAAAGACCGTAAATTTGACGAAAACAGCCTTGTTTGTCCTTATTGCAAGCGAGAATACGACGCGAGCAAAAAAGAAAAAATGCGAGCCGATTTTGACACACACAAGGCAGAAGAGTTAAAGAGGATAACTGATGCCGGAATGACACTCAAAGCTGACATCGAAAGCACAACTGCCGAGATTGAAGAATACAATGGCAAGATTGAAGAAATGGCGGTAACCGCTAACAACCTTAGGGATGAAATTGTAAGTCTTACGGAAAACCTTAATGCGATACCGGACAAGGCAGATGTCAGCGATAATGACACATACAAGGCATTGCAGGCAGATATTGAGAAGAAAGAAACACTTCTTAAGGCATCAAGTTCAATGGCTGATGTAAGGGCGAATCTTAAGGCTGAAGAAATCACACTCAACAGTCAGTTGATAGACATTAAGGGTGAGATAGCCAAGCTTGATACGGCTGCCGATACCGAAAGACTTGCGGAACTTGAAAGACAGTATGAGGTCAAAGACCAGATGCAGACTGAGGCCGAGAAGATACTCAAACTTATTAAAGAACTTGACAAGCGCAAGAATGAAGAACTGTCAGATGAAATCAACAGTCATTTTGGCATTGTTAAGTGGAAACTTTGGGAACTTAGCAAGGGCGGAGAGTATAAGAATGTGTGCGTGCCTACGGTAGACGGCAAGTCAATACTATCGACTATGAGTAACAAGGGTAATCGCATTCTCGGAAGAATTGATATATGCCGTTCATTGCAGAGCATCAACGGTTTTATCTGCCCGATATGGCTTGATGATGCAGAGAGCCTTGATGTAGGCAACCGCCGTAAATTGGCTGAAACAGTAGGCAGACAGCTTATATTGCTGATTGTAAATAACAATGAGAAATTGGAGATTGTGGAGGAATAATATGCTTACGATATTGGAACATTCATTTAATTTCAACGGTTTTAATTGCTATGTGGTGCTCCGACACATGGGGCCAAGCCGTGTTTACAGATGCGGATATGTGCAGCTTTCCAGGCATATTGATATTGCTATAGCAGATATAGACTGCCACGGTGGTATTACATATGCTTTTCTCGAACCGCCAAGTCCCCTTGCAATCAATGATGCAGATAAATGGTACATCGGATTTGATTGTGCGCACCCTTTCGATACTACAGATGTTTGGACTGTAGGCAGGGTTAGTGATGAATTGGGACACATTGTTGAACAGATTTTAAGTAAAGAAAGAGGGAGGAATAATATGACGAGATTGAGAGTTTGGCATAATTGCCAAGTAGGAGCGGTTGAAAACTTTTATGTTGAAGTTGAAAGCATTGAACAGGCTTGGAAAATCCTTAATACATTATGGGATTATGACTTATTTCAGTATGAAAACAACATAAAGCCAGATTACTGTAACGCTTCCGGACTTGAATATTTTGACGAAGATGAGCAGGACTGGTGCGAATGGTACGACGATGACGGCTTGAATATAAAAGAACATTTTGAAGAAAGTGAGGATTAATTATGGCAGAGAACACAGCAGTTGCAGAAAAGAAAGCATTTACTACATCATTAAGCGAATGGAGCAATGCTATTACAGGCTTAATTATGGCTGATTACAAGGCTTGTGGAATGGATATGGATGATTACGCTAAAGAGTGCGCAATGGAAGCTATGACAAGCATTTACAACCTTGTAAAGACAAACCCAAAGGTCAATATGGCCAATCTTGACACAAGCAATTTAAGGGGTATTGTTAAGCGATGCGCAAGCCTTAAGCTGAACGCGAGCGCGTATCCAAGAGAATGTTATTTTCAATTACGCAATGTCAATGTCGGCAAAGACGCAGACGGTAAAGACATATGGCAGCAGCAGGTAGAAATGGGAATAGAGGGTTCTGGATATGACTCTCTTCTTGTGAATTACGGTAAAGATGTCAAGCAGGTATATCCGTATTGGGTAATAAAGGACGGCGATTATTATGTGGCGCCGAAGCATAAAGGCCTTGAAATTACACCGCCGGAATGGGAAGAAAAAGGTTTATCGGATAAGGCAGTCAGAGTTGTTTATCCGGTCAAGCTTAAAGACGGAATGATTACATATCTTTCCGCTGACAGAGACAGTGTTAAGATTAATCTTCTTAAACATGTTCAGCAGAATATGCTGAATGAAACATTCGGAGTAATTACCGGAACTAAAAAGCAGTATAACAAGGAAGTTGCAAGAACACGTTACGATGCCACACCGGAAGAGAAAGCCAAAATAAAGGAAAAGAAAGAGGAAGTTTTGGATGCTTTAAGAACTTGCAAGACTGTTGATGAAATGCTCAAATGTGAGATTGCAAGACCATTTATCAGTGGTGCATGGCTTGATACTCCGGAGAGTATGATTATCCGTAAGATGTGCAATAACGCCATAAAGAAGTACCCGAAAAATTATGATCCGATGGCGAGACAGGCACAAATGGAAATGGACGAAGTATATCAGGTTGCACAGAATGAAATTGCAGAAAACGCCAATTCCGTTGATTTTATCGAGAGCAAGGACATGGTTGACGGTACAGCCACAGAAATAACCGAAGAGCAGACAGAAGATAGCACGGTACCGCCATTTATGCAGGAGTAAGCCTATGAAATCAGCAAGTTTAGAACAGATGATGGCTGATATGAATAATGGCACTTATGACTTGACTTGTAAAGGAGAATGTACTCAATGCGGTAATTGTTGCAGTGATTTGCTTCCTATGACGGAAGAGGAAATTGCAACAATCCGCAAGTACATCAAGAAACATCATATTAAGGAACATAGGCATAATTATCCGACGGCTACACCAACAATGGATATGACTTGTCCGTTCCTTGATGATGATAAGTCAAAGGAAAAATGCGAGATTTATTCAGTTAGACCCAGAATCTGTAGAGAGTTTATCTGCTGTCCGAGTAAAAGACCACAGATTGATGATTGGGATTACAAATTAAAGTGCAAGGTAGTTGATGTTAGAAAGGAGTTCTTTGAATGAGAGTAGTTTCGCAGGACGGAAAGATAGATATGCCGTATGAAATGGTAGGTATTTTCAGATTTAAGGCAGAAATCTATTTCTTAAATAGAAATCTGACAGGTGTTATACCGCTTGACGGCGATGTGAGGTTAGCCACTTATTCCACCGAAGAAAAGGCAATTAAAGCTATGGAAATGTTGAGAGAACTGTATTTGCTTAAAACGGAAGTTCATAGTGATTATAACTGTCATCACTATAAAGTAGCATTGAACAAGGTCTTTCAGTTTCCACAGGATGATGAAATCGAGGTGTAAGTATGTCAGTTGAAAATATCTGTAAATGCGATAGATGTGGGAGGCCTTTTGAGTACAGTTTGTCTAAATGGGCCGGATATTTTAAATATGGTATCAAAAAAGAAAATCGGCTGCACTTCCATTCAATGTTTTATGGCAATCCAGATGGCTATTCATATGTAGATTATAGATACGACCTTTGTGCTGATTGTACAGAAAAATTATTGTTGTTTTTGCAAAGTAGTGAGTAAAGGAGAAAAATATGCAATTACATTGTATAGCAACAGGAAGCACAGGAAACTGCTACACCCTAACTTCCGATGACGGCGAAACACTTATCCTTGATTGCGGAATACCTCTTATAAAGATTAAAGAGGGATTGAATTGGAATATAGGAGGGATAGCGGGCGTGATTATAACTCACGCCCACCTCTAGACCATTCAAGAGCATTAAACGACCTTAAGGATATGCGAATACCGGTATTTGCACCGTACATAAGCCTTAAGCCTATGGCACTAGGCAGCGGTCAATTTAAGATAGCTGCTTTTGACCTGACAACGACAGACGGCAGGTGGACTCACACCAACGCAGACAGCACAGAATGTCCTTGCTATGGATTTATGATAATCCATCCGGAAATGGGAAAAATGCTTTACATCACCGATACGGAGCTGATTAAGTGGCGGTTCAAGGACGTAAACCATATTCTCATAGGTGTGAATTACGACAAGGATTTAGTTGATGCCGACAACCCAAAGACAAGACATGTTTTCCGAGGGCACATGAGCATTGACACGGCTTGCGATTTTGTTAAGGCTAACTATTCAGACGGCTTGCAGAACGTCATAATGTGCCATTTATCAAGCGAAAATGCCGACAAGGACTTATTTATCGAGAAGATGAAAAAAGTCGCTTGTAGGGCAAATGTGGATGTAGCAGAGCCGGGCAGGGAATGGACACTTATCAATCCTAACGAATGTCCTTTTTAGGAGGTAAAAATGAAACCAAGAATAGAAAGACTAATTAGTTTTATAAAATCTAAATTTAATGACGGAATACAGATGTTTAACACGCCGTCCATGGCAGGCGATTTCAGAGTGCCTATTTATAGCGAAGATGAAATTGCCGTATTATGGGCTCCATATTACGAATACATAGAAATATACGGTATTTCTGATGTAGAATTTGCAACGGTTATGAAAGAAACTAACGGATACGATTAGACGGCGAAAGGAAGTGGTAGCCTTGAATGATTACGACGAGGTTATATGTGCGAATTGTAAGCACAAAACAAAAGATGATGAAAACTATTATTGCAACAACGAAGACAGCGATTGTTATGGATTACCGACTATGTATGACGACAGTTGCGAAGATTTTGAAGAAAAGGAGATTTAATTATGATTAGCGTGGATAAAGGACATGTGCAGATGTCCGGCAAGGGAATTGAAATGCTTGCGGAGCTTGGTGTCATGGCAGCAGCTTTGTATGAAATGATGTGTGAGAAAGGAATATCAAAAGGCACAGCAGAAAAAGTAATTCATGGTGTGGTTGTTGCCGGAATTTGCTCTAAGGAGACATTTGGCAAGAAAGAAAACTCGATAATGGAAATGGCAAACGAGATAGTCAAGAAGACACTCAAAGGAGAGAAAGACGATGAATAAAGTTATTTTAATGGGTCGTTTAACACGCGACCCGGATGTAAGGTATTCGCAGACAGCGAATGAAAGTATGGCGGTCGCAAGATACACACTTGCGGTTGACCGCAGATTTAAGAAAGACGGAGAAACAAACGCGGATTTCATATCGTGCGTGGCGTTTGGTAAGGTCGGCGAGTTTGCCGAGAAGTATTTGCACCAGGGAACAAAGATTGTTGTTGAGGGCAGAATACAGACCGGAAGTTACACCAACAAGGACGGCAATAAGGTTTACACGACCGACATTTATGTTGAGAATTGCGAGTTTGCCGAAAGCAAGGCAGCAGCAGAGCAGAACGGAGCAAACACGGCACCGACACGACCAAAGCCAAGCAATGTTGATGCGGACGGTTTTATGTCAATTCCGGATAACGTAGATGATGAAGGTTTACCGTTTTAAGGAGAGACAATGAAGATTATTAGCGGAAAGGAATAACAAGTCCTCGGTAAACCGAGGTTGCGTAATGGGTGAAGTAAAATGGAATTGCGCACAAAACATAGTAAAATGAGTTCCGTGCAAGACCGGATTAAAGTATGCTAAAAAACGCTTGCTGACTATGTTGTCCACGATTACAAAGCGATTTGTAACGTGGTGTTATGAAAAAATTAAAAGTATGTTGGGTATCTGCCGGTATATCAAGCTTTATGGCAGGATATTTAGCCGGAAATGTTGATGAATGGATTTACATTGACATTGCAGACCAACACCCGGACAGTATCAGATTTATTAGAGATTGCGAGAATGCAATCGGGAAGAAGATACAAATTTTAAAATCAAGTGAATATAGGAATGTCGAGGAATGTGTCAAGGTGTTTGGCAGTTTTAAACATGTAAAAGGCTTTACGCCTTGCACAAATTGGCTTAAAAAGCGCGTGAGAAAAGAATGGGAAGACCAACACAAGGATTACGAAATCACTTATGTTTGGGGATTTAATGTAAACGAGAGGGCAAGAGCAGACAAAACGATTGAAGCTAACCCACAAGCATTACACGAATTTCCACTTATTGACAAAGGACTTTCCAAAGAAGAGGTTCACGGCTTATTTAACCGGATATTCGATTTCCCAAGACCTAAAATGTACGAAATGGGATATTCAAATAATAACTGTATTGGCTGCGTTCGTGGTGGTATGGGATATTGGAACAAGATAAGGAAAGACTTTCCGGAAGTCTTTGACAGCCGGGCAAGGCTTGAAAGAGAAGTCAACCATTCCATTCTTAAGGATAGCAACGGCCCTATATTCTTAGATGAATTAGATCCGAACCGTGGGAATATGAACACGGAGATAATGCCTGAATGTGGCGTTATGTGTTACTTGAACATTAATTGATTTAACGCGCGTCAGAAATGGCGCGCAGGAAAGGGAAAAAGAGAGATGGATGTGGATAAAATTATAATTTGTAAGCAGTGTGGTAGAAAGGAGCAGAAATGGATGGTGATTGATATGACGATTGATGAAGCAATAGCACATGCAAAAGAGGTAGCGGAAGAAAAGTATAATGAGGGTTTCTTGTGTCATGCGAACCCAGATGATGGCAAGTTGGATAAATGTGTCAAATGTGCGCAGGGGCATGAACAATTAGCAGAATGGCTCACACAGTTAAAAGAGTATCAGCAGTTAGAGGAACAGGGCAGACTTGTTATTTTACCTTGCAAGATTGGTACAAAAGTTTACAACACTACTTGGTGGCGTGATGTTCAGGAAAAAGTAAAGGTAAAAGGAAAAACATATTACCGAACAGTCCATAAGCACAAGATAACAAAGTCAACTTTCAGTTATTTTGATATAGAGGAGTTTGGTAAAACTGTATTTCTCACAAAATCCGAAGCAGAAACAAAACTGAAAGAATTGAGGTGCAATAATGATTGATTGTAATATCTGCAAGCATAAAGAAGATTATGATTATTGTACAGAATGCAAGCACGGAGAGTTGTTCGAGAGAAAAAATGTGTCAGAACCTAAAAAAATATCCGTTAGTAACGGAAGAGAATATTGCGGGCATTGTGGTTATTTGTGTGAATATGCAAGAGGATATAAAAAGTTTTACTGTATTAGGTGCGGTGGTCTTAATTTAAGAAATTGGAAGAATTAAGAGGTGACGAAAATGGATAAATTTCTTGAAAGTGTAAGCAGGCGAGACTTTGATAGAAGAATATCGGAAGTTGTTGAAATGCTTGAAGAAAAACAACTTTATGGAACTATTAGTTTGATAAAAGATTTGAAGTATTATCTTGACTTAGCCACGAAAGAAAAAACTTCTTGCAACTGCCAGCGCAACAGCAATTCAAGAGATATTGAGTCTTGTTGCGGATGTGATAGCAAACAGACTAATGCCGACAGGATAAGAAATATGTCGGATGAAGGGTTAGCAGAGTTTCTTATAACTTTTAAGAACACATTCGGCGAAGAATACGAAGGAGAAGTCAGTTGTATGGATTGGCTTCAATCAGAAGCAGAATAGGAGAGAACATGGACGGACTGATTATCAAAAAGAAATGGTTAGACCTTATTGTTAGCGGTAAAAAGACTATTGAAATAAGGGGCAACAATACCCAAAAGCAAAACGAAACAATCTATTTATTGGAAAGTGGAACGCATAGAGTAGTTGCAACAGCCATCATCAGTTCCACATATCCTATTTCATGTTCGGATTGGGCGGAAGAAAGAGACAAACATTGCGTTGATATTTCTTACACAGACCTTAAGAAGAGATATAAAACCCCTTATGCGTGGGTATTGTTCAAGATTAAACCTATTGAGGATATATGGTATTACGAACATCCACAAGGAGCAGTAATATGGGTTAAGAATGTGCAACCGATTGATGAAATGCAGGATGAAAGAATTAGATATGGCTATTAGCGGAATAGGAGCGAATATGGAAGATAGATATTTATTCAAAGCAAAGAGACTTGATTGGAGAGAATTTCCGGAAAAAGAACAGTGGATAATAGGCTATTATGTATTAGGTTTTAATGAATACGAACAACCAGTACATTTAATATTTGAGCCTACATCAATGTTCTTTTCTCATGGAGAAACAGACGGTTGGACAGAAATTGACTCATCCACCCTCTGTCAATGCACCGGACTTAAGGATAAGAACGGTAAGAGGATTTGGGAAAATGATATAGTTTCTTTTGCACATGAAAATTATACTCGTAATTATGCAATTGAATTTAAGAATACATTCCATAATTATGGACTTCGTTTCAGAAATAAGTCAATTCATTTTCGATGTACGCAAGTCACATTATGTATGCATGATTGTGAAGTTATTGGCAACATTTTCGACAATCCGGAATTATTAGAAAGCGAGGGACAATATGACAGAAAGTGAAGCTAATCTGGGCGACAACATAGGTACGGTTGAAGCAAGGCGAATTATTGAGGTGGTAACGGTGCTTGCGAAAAGTTGCGCCTTTACCCATATTGAAGCCATGAAAATAGCTAAGGTATGTCAAGACTGTTGCGACAGATTGGAAAGGAGTAACGATGACGGAGAATGAAGCAATAGAAGCAATACGGTTTGATTTAGAAATAGGCGGTGAGATACATTCTCAGGTATTGCGCGATGCTGTTGATGTTGCAATACAGGCACTTGAAAAAGTAGAACAGTACCGCGCAATCGGCACGCCCGAAGAATTACAGGATATGAAAAGCAATTATTTTGAAGCGTTAAGTGATTGGCGTCAATATCGCAAGATTGGGACTTTAGAGGAATGCCTAAAAAATAAGGATTTTTTGGATTTTCTTTCGGACAAAATGAACCCGAATGATTTTGAAACATACTTGCGCTTATACAATGCGTTGGAAGAAAAGGGGTGTGAAGAATGAATGTAGAACTTAAGCCGTGTCCATTTTGTGGTGGGAAAATAAAGTTGGATGAAGATGATTTTTATATGTTTTGCTGTGATAAATGTGGAGCAGGAATAACATTCGCGAAAGAATTGGAAGACGGAACGGCTACAGACTGTAGCAAAGAGGAGAGTATAGAAAAATGGAACAGGAGGGCGAACGATGGGAAGACTGATTGATGTAGCAGGCCTTGAAAAATTCATCCGTGAACATAGATGTGCCATAGGTGATGACAATTTATTGTTAGTCGCAGCGGATGACGGTAGGTGGCAGGAAGCATTACCGCTTGTAAAGACAGCTTATGATGTGGATAAGGTTGTGGCGGAATTGGAAAAAGCGAAAACAATAAATGTTGATGTTGGATTTGGAACAATTTACAAAGCTATTCGCAAGGATGCCGCAATCGAAATCGTAAAGGCAGGTGGTAAGAATGAGTGACTTAATAAGCAGAAGTGATGTTATACAAATCCTTAAAGAATGTAACTTAGACGAAACACTTTTTGAAAAAGATGTATTTGATAAAATAAGGAATTTACCAACCGCCTATGATGTGGATAAAGTTATTAAAAGATTAAAGAAATTAAGAGATTGCAAATATTTAACAGGTATTACAAATAACGCTTACGAATTTGGAGCGTGTGATGCTTTAAATGATGCGATTAAAATTATAAAGGCAGGTGGGAACATTGAGTTACCAGAACATAGCAAGAGCCAAAGCGATTGAAGCTAAGAACCGTGAACGCCTTAAGAAAGTCAATTCCGGACTTGATGACGGCAGCGGTATTTACTTCTTAACACGAACCGATGAAAACGGCATCCGGTATTTTTATATCGGGCAGGCACTTCACATTATGCAGAGAATGTGCGGACACCTTGTTGGGTATCAGCATATAGACCTCTCGATTAAGAAACGCGGATTTTACAGCGATGATAACCCTTACGGTTGGAAATTGAACTTTATGCACTACCCGAAAGCAGAATTAGACAAATGGGAGCAGTATTGGATTTTGAAGTACACACAAAAAGGTTATCAGTGTCGTTATAACAAGACTGCCGGAGGGCAGGGAGAGGGCAAAGAGAAGATAAACGAGTTCAAACCCTCTAAAGGCTACAGAGACGGCATAGAGCAAGGCAAAAAGAACCTTGCAAGAGAATTATCCTCTATCGCAGAAAAACACCTTAAAATCGAATTGAGAGAGGATAAAGCTAATAACAAGGTGTCGCAGAGACAGTATGAGAAATTTATGGAATTATTGAAAGGAGGTGTATCAGAATGAATACAGCAGTTGTTATAACCGCGATAATTTGCGGAACAATAATCTGCATATCTACAATATCGGCAATTTCCGGTAACGTGCAGAGAAAGAGAAATGAGAAAAAGCTTAGAGAAGTTCAGAAAGCTTTTGACGATTTTTTACAGAACCTTAAAGAAGAAAGCGAGGAATAAGTATGTTTAAGGTTGTATTATCGCCGCTGACAAACCGCATCTATTGCGGTAAATCAGGCAGGGGAACGCCAAATACACTGATAGGCAAGGAAGATGTCACATGTGATGCCTTACGCGCCGTTTTTGGGTGGCTTGTATCGTACTATGAACATGCAGAGTCGGGCGAGGAACTTATTGTCGAAGTCCCCGATACCGATTACGAGATTGTTGTAAGAAAGGGCAGGACGAAGAATGAAAATTTTAAGTAAGAAGAAATACAATAAGATTTTAGATGATTGCAAAGAACTGCAAAAAAAGGTTGAGGAACTCAAAAAGGCAAACGAGAGTATTAAAGAAAAACTAGAAACTGAAAAAACAAGCTTTAAAGTGAATAGCGGAAAAGATTTCTGTTTTAGTTGTGAGCACTCATACAGGTACGAGACATACTTTATGGGACGAGAGAGCGAAGAGTGTGGCTGTTTACTCAATGTACCTTGCGAGAGTTTTAAAAGAAGAAAAGATAGCTAAAAATCAAAGAAAGGAATAGGTTGTGAATCAAAATAGTAAAAGACTTTATAGAATATGGAAAAATATGAGGAATAGATGTAGGAATCCTAATAATAGAAGTTATCACAAATATGGCGGCAGAGGCATAACAGTATGTGACGAATGGGATAAACACTACGATTATTTTGAAAAATGGTCACTTGAAAATGGGTATACCGATAGCTTGTCAATAGACCGCATAAACGCAAATGGAAATTATGAGCCTTCAAATTGCCGGTGGGCTGATAAGCACACACAAGACAATAATAAAAGAAATTCTATTAGAGTATTGTACGGTGGAAAATACATTCCCATTATAGACGTTGCAAATATAACAGGGAAAAAATATAGTGAGATTTATTATTTAGCTATTTCGGGCAAAGTTGTAAGCAAAAGAATAAATATAATTTAAAGAAAGGAAATAGGAGTGCGCACATAAAACCGAGGTTTCCTTTTGGTAGATTTAGAATGTATAAAAAGAAGATTAAATGTGAAATATATCGTGATTCTATGCAGAATTACAAAAAATACGCAATACCGCCCGCGCAGCTTATCATAGCCGATGTTCCTTACAATGTAGGCAATAACTTTTACGGTAGCAACCCTATGTGGTACAAGGGGGGGGATAATAAAAATGGGGAAAGCAAGCTTGCCGGCAAAGCGGCGTTTAATTCCGACTTCAATTTCAACCTTTACGAGTATTTTCATTTTTGCTCAAAAATGCTTAAGAAAGAAGACACAAAGCCTTTACAAAGAGGTAGAAGCAGTAACAGTCCTTGTATGATTGTATTTTGCTCCTTTGAACAGTTGTCAACATTGATTGCCGCGGCAAAGAAGCACGGATTTGTCAATTATATACCGCTTGTATTCTGTAAAAATTACAGTCCGCAGGTACTTAAAGCGAATATGCGTATCGTAGGCGCTACGGAATATGCGCTTGTGTTGTATCGAGATAGGCTTCCAAAATTCAGAAACGGTTGTCAGACAGACGAGGATGGGAAGAACATCAGAGGTACGGGGCATATGGTGTTTAATTGGTTCACTTGGGATAAAGACGGTAAAAATATTCCAAAGATACATCCGGCGCAAAAACCGGTAGCAGTTCTTAAAAGGCTGATTGAGATTTTTACAGACGAGGGAGATGTAGTTATCGACCCTTGTTGCGGCAGCGGTAGCACACTAAGAGCCGCGGCAGAGCTTGGCAGAAGTGCATACGGATTTGAGATTGACCGAAATTTTTACGAGCGTGCAAAGAATGAAATGCTTGTATTTGAAAAGGACAGTCAAGTGAACATAAACGATTTTATAGACGTAGATTAGGAGGAAAAAGCAGCTTAGAATTGCTATATAGGCAAAGAAAGGAATGTAGCTTGTGAGTGATGACACACAGACTACAAAGGATAGCAAGTCATACATAAGATTAAAGAATTATAGACATACAAACAGATTGAACGGTAAATGCGCCGAGTGCGGTAAACCGTCAGAGAAATACAGATGTGCCGAATGCTCGGCTAAGAAGAACGAGAGAGAACGGTACGACAGAGAATACTACAAGAAATACGGTATCTGCCCGGTGTGTAAACAAGTTGACATCGGGCCAGATGAGAGTATGTGCCCGGAATGTTTGGCAAAAGAATATACATACCAGATGAGTAAGCGCAATGCAAGCGAAGAAAGTCGCGCTAAATACACCGAACAGCACCGTATATGGGCGCAGATGAAATACGAAGAGGATAAGGCTAACGGGATTTGCACAAGATGTCGGAAACGCAAAGCAGACGGCGGTTATACGACTTGCGGAGTATGCCGGGCGAAAAACAGAGGGCGCAAACTTGCCAAAGAGGTCAACAAGGTATCGAAGCGTGAGTATCGCGAAAAGAATGGCTTATGTTTCTTTTGTGACGAGCCGCGCAAACCTGGTTACAAACTATGTGAACGGCATTATCAGATGAATGTCGATAAAGCAAATTCGCAGAGAGCCAAGGATGCTAGGAAGAATTTAATCAAGAATTGCATCCTATATAAATAGCAGGAGGACTTGAATTAATGGCTGACAAGAGAATGTTTTCAAAGAAACTAATCAGTTCTGATGCGTTTCGGGATATGCCTTTAAGCACACAAGGGTTGTTCTTTCAGCTTTGTATGGAAGCTGATGATGACGGTATCGTGGATAACCCTAATACCGTAGCAAGAGCGTGTCAGGCATCCAAAGAAGATATGCAGATGTTAAAGGATAAACGCTACATCCTTACATTCGATAACTCAAACGTAATCGTGATAAAGCACTGGAAGATGCACAACACAATCCCAAAGGACCGGTATCATCCGAGTACATACTCTGAAGAGTTATCTACTCTTACGGTCAAGGAAAATGGCTCATACACTGAGAAAGACCGCATTGTAACGGATTGTAAACAGATTGTAGACAAACCCGATACAGTTTGTAAACAAAATGATACAGAACCGCAACCGAGATTAGATAAGATTAGAGAAGATAAGATTAGTAATAATATCCCTACGGCTAAGAGTGAGGACGCACCCATTCCGTACACGGAGATTATAGCATATCTTAATGAGAGAGCCGGTACAAAGTTTTTACCCTCAACGGTATCGACTAAAAGGTTAATCAAGTCACGTTTCAACGAAAACCCAAGTTATACGGTCGACGACTTCAAGAAAGTTATTGATAACAAAGTCGCTGATTGGAAAGACACAGAGCGACAGAAGTATTTACGCCCGGAAACATTGTTCGGCGTTAAATTTGAAAGCTATTTGAACGAAAAGCCTACAAGTACCAAGCCGAGGGCAAAACCCTCTAATAACCGTTTTAACAGCTTTAAGCAGCGAAACTATAACTTTGATGAACTTGAAAAACAATTACTTTCCAAGGAGGACAGCTAATGCCTAAGTTAAGACTGTATGACTTATTTGACGGTGCGGATTATGTCGGTGCATTTACATCCAAAGAGATAACTGACCGGTTAGGAATAAGTATGAACGCATTTTACAATTGCGCTAATTACGGCACCTTAATTCACGAAAGGTACGGAATAATGATTGCCGAGAATGGCGAAACAGCACCCGACCCATTATTTACAGAATAGGATAGAACACGAAGATGTATTTTAAAGGGCGTAAGGCCCTAGAAAGGAAGTGAGATAAATGAAGAAATGGATTGATACTTACACGAACGACAAAGGTGTTGAATTCACGGTAGGCAAGAGATACATTCTCCGCCCAAAGGTGCTTAACGGCGAAATGGTTATAGCCACACTTGAAAGCATTGAGGATTACATCAATCAGTGGCAGAGAAGATATATTACCGGTGTATTCGTGCAGACTAAAGAAACAAGGTGGAGAATGCCGCTTGCAATAGAAAGCTGCACAATTGAACCGTATGAAGGAGATTAGAATGAAAGACCGTGAATGTATATCGTGTACGCACTTTTTGATGTGCCAGGGCAAGGAAAACAGCGAGCCTTGCATCAATTATGAAAAGCGCGAGAACACGGTGGAACTGCCAAAGCGCACAGAATAGGAGATTGAATGAAGTTCTCAAGGTTTATCAAGTCGGAACTTGACATTATTATTGAGAGCGCGAACCTTACAGAAGATGAAGAAGAAATTCTTAAGTTACTTGGAAAAGGCAAAAGCATTGAAGAAGTAGCAATGACGATGCACGTTTGCCGGCGTACGATTGATAGAAAGATTTACAACATAAAATCTAAAATTAATAAAATTGAGGTGGAAAGAAATGGTAAAGATTACTATTGACGGTAAAGATGTCAAGCCGGCAGATGTTGTTCTTCCCGAACAGATTTTGAAAATCATCGCGGAAGCTGTCGGCGGTTGACAAAACCGTAACTTAAGTGTAGAATGTGCCGTAAATGCGATAAATGCGGCACATTCTTTATTTCAGAAAGGAGATTATAAATTATGGAATGTGTTGCTTATATAAGAGTTTCTACAGAAAGACAAGCGGAGGAAGGCTACGGGCTTGAAAGCCAAAAGCGTGACATTGACGAATATTGCCGTAAACATCAGTTGATTATCAAGGAATATTATGTTGATGCCGGATTATCCGGAATGGAAATGTCAAAACGTGTTGAACTTCAAAGACTTATATCTGATATGGCTAAAATTGATGTTATTGTTGTCTACAAGCTAGACAGACTTGCGCGTGATACCGTGGATGCACTGTATATGATTGAAAAAATCTTTACGCCAAAGGGAATTTGTGTAGAAAGCGTTCACGATTTTGCCAGATACGAGACACCGCAGGATAAATTCCAAACTCAGGTTATGGCTGCCGTAGCAGAGTATGACAGAAATACTATGATGCTCCGTATGCGCGGTGGAATGTTGGAACGTGTCAAGAGAGGCTTTTGGATGGGCGGTGGCAATTTGCCATTCTGCTATTCGTATGACAAAGAATTGGGTATCTTAGTACCGATTCCGGAGCGCGCCGAAACGGCAAGAAATGCACTTGAATTGTATATCAATGGGTATTCGGACGGCCGTATCGCTAGAATTTGTCATTACAGCGGCGAACCGGTAGCGCGGAAAATCTTGACAAGCGTAGTAAACATCGGAATGATACCGTACAAAGGCAAGGTGTATCAAGGCAAACACGAACCGATATTTGACATTGAACGCTACGAACTTGCGCAGGAGATCAGAAAGTCAAGGCACGATGCCAAGAGTTGGATTGCACACCCTACCAACCTTTTAACCGGGTTATGCTATTGCGGTGTATGCGGTTGTGCGATGCGTTATCAGAAGTGGGGACAGAAAGAGGACTCCCCAAGAAAGATATATTGTTGTTCAAAGAACATAGACCTTGATTATCTTCCAAATTATAACCACGATTGCGACAGCAAACCGCAGTGGGCGTCAGACATCGAAAAGCAGGTAGAGAAACAGATGCTTGAAATATCCGTCAATCTGTCGAAATACAAGCCAAAAGAAAAGGAAACGAAATTACAGATAATGCAGTCACAATTAAGCCGCGAAAAAAACAAATTAAAACGACTGTATATCCTTTATGCCGAGGGCAATGACACTGTAATTGAGTTGATTAAGCAGTCAGAAGAGGAAGTGAAACGTATTACCGCCGCGATTGAAGAGGAAAGCAAGGCGGCAAAGAACACGCAGAAAAAAGAATTTGTTTATGACAATATAAAAAAGCTTGCCGACGTTTGGGACAAAATCGACAAGCAAACCAAAAATAAGATACTTAAAACTATAATATCTAAAATTGTTATTGTCAATGACAACATTGAAATTCAGTTGAAGAATTTTTAGCAGTAACTATACGCCGTGCCAATAGCATATAGTTAGTGCAAACGCCGTATTTATCGCATTTTTTAACACTCGAAAATTGAATATCTGAACTTGATGTCGCTTTTGTGTCGCTTA